CAGCGCCGCCAAGTCCCGTTGTGGAGTTCCAACCTGTCCGAATCCAGTCGTTGAAACCCTGGTTAACCGTAGCCCTTCCGTCGTTCTGCCACCCGCAAAGGGTCGTCCTCGTGGCCATCACAATCCGAACATTTGAACCAAGCGCACGAAGCAATCCCGCCATGGTGACATAGTTCGCCTGGATGCTGGCGAGGCTGTTCCCGACGTTGATGTCAACGGAGGAAGTAGTGAAGACAACCACAACGTTTCGCTTCGTGGCGCCCCTGATAGTGTCGTACGTGTCCGCAACCATCGTCTGGAAGTGCGAAATCTGGTTTGCGGTGTCGATGCCGCCCGACGCGTTGTTGTAGACGATCGCGCCGGGGATGAGGCTTGGCAACATCAGCATCGGCCAGGAGTCGCCAGTGATCCCGCTCTGCCCGGTGTTGTCGCTTGGGCCTAGAACGATGATTGCATCGTCGTTCTGGCGCTGGATATTGAAGGCGTGCTCGGCCTGGGCGATCACCGCAGGCTGCGTGGAGGTGACGCTCAGCGCGGTGTTCCAGATCGCCAGCGCGCCAAGGTGCATGATCGCGCCGGTGTCAGCGGCAATTCCTCGGCCGATTGTCGCGCCGGTCTTCACCGCTACGTCTGCCGAGTGGAAGGTGCTGACATGATCGTTGTTCAGATAGAGGTGCCAAAAGCCATTCGTCCCGGTCGAGGAGGACGTGATCATGAACGCTGAGGGAGACGTCGGGATCGCAGTCGTAACCCCACCCAAAATGCCTAACGCGGCAACACCCGAGCCGGGAGGGCTGCCCGAGGTCACCCACCCGACGGCTTCATCCGGCGTTTCGAGCAGCGTCGAGACATCCGCGAGAGACTTGGAGTTGTTTTGGATACCCACCATCATCCATGAAGCCGCAGTCGGAGACCACGACATTGCAGCGGGGATGGCCAGGGACTGCGCGTAGTTTGTCGGCCCCCCGCCGGCGATCGTGTGCTTGTTGCTCTCGAACGACACTACGCGCTGGCCGTTCAGGCGCTTGTATCTGTCCCACATCGGGGCAGAGTCAGCGCCGACCGTGGCAGTCACATTCGCGGCGTCATAGCCGTTGCCGCTCTGGTCGTACCAGATCGTGACGAAGCACGAGACGACGTCGGCGGCGCAGAACGCATCCGCGGTGCCCCCGTCGATCGTATCGTCCTGGAGGAAGCTGATATCCTGCGTGGCCGCGTCACTCGTGCGGGTCAGTCGAAGCGCAGGGCCGACATAGGCGGTCAACAGTCGCCGTGTGCCGTAGAGCGCCTTGAGGCTGGTCGTCTGACCGTCGAAAGGGCGCTGCGGGCCGCTGTTCGTCGGCACCCAAAGCCCGAGTTTGACTGTTGGCGTCTCGGGGCTCGCAGTATCGGTGGAGAGAGCCTTCCAGGTAAACCCTGTGGTTTGATCGAGCCAAATATCGGCGATCTGATATCCAAGGGCGGAATTGTCGGTGATCGCCGGAGGCCGCAGGTTCGCAGGGTTGACGGGCGGGAAGTCCTGCGCCTTTCGTGCCCCGGCCGGGTTGGCCCGGATTTGTGGGATCGCCGGAGGCAGCACGGACTGCGCCAGCGCGCCCGTCGCCCAGACCAGTGCGCCGAGCGCGAGGAGAAGGCGCTTCATGGCTTCAGCCCCCTGCCAGGGTGACGGTCTGCGCGGAACCGCTGTCGGTTATGGCGGTGATCGCCGCAGACGGTATGGGGAAGCCGATATTGCCGAAGTTGGCACAGCCGCCGCCCGCTGCGACGGGGATGCCGGTGTTCACGACCGCCGCCGCGCCGGCCGAGTTGAGCCACACGTTCGTGGTTGAGGTCGGCAGCGTGCAGACCTGGAGCGCCCGCTTGTAGGCGCCGGCGCTGACGAGCGTGCCTGACGTGGTGGCGACGCTCGCCGAGGTCGAACCGCCATAGGCCAGGATGCCAGGACCAATTGGGAGCGGGCTGGCAGCCGAGCATGGCACGTAGCCGCCGCTGGCGCCGGGGCAGAGCGGGAGCACCTGCTGCTGAGCAACCGCCGGGTTCGCACCCAGCAGGATGGTGAGGAAGGCCGCCAGGCCGACCAAGACCGAGAGCCGCTTCATCTAGTCCTCCAACCACAACAGGTTGGGGCCGGACCCTATTGAAAACCCCCACCCGCTGCAATGATGTCGGCGTCAGGGTCCAAAAAAGCGGATCGCGTTTCCCTTGTTGATGTTCTTCTCGCGGGTGCGCAAGGCGCGGAGGTCGTCGCGGCGCTGGAAGGCCTCGCCGCGCTCCGGGTGGCTGATGAAGCCGGGTGCCGGCGTGATGCCCCAGAAGGCCAGGGCCTGCTCAAGCGGCGATGCTCCCTGCGCGCCGAGGCGCTGCGAGCCGCGGTAGCTGAAGGGCAGCACCTGGCCGGCGAGGAAATTGCCATAGGCCGTCGCAGCGTTCTCGTCTGGCGCCTTGATGATGCCGCCGTAGAAGTCGCGGTTGGTGCGAAGCTGGTTCAGCGTCGACAGCAGCGGGTGGGTCTTGTTGACGGCGGTCTGGAAGGGCGCATGGACCCACTCCAGCACGTCCTTGGCGTAGGTGGGCAACGACAGGCGCCCACCTTTCCCGTCAGGCGGGAAGAAATAGTCCATCTTGTCCTGCGGCGCCGCGCCGGTATTGAGGTAGGTGATCAGTGCTCCATAGGGCGCCACGACCAGTGGCAGTGCCAGGGCATAGGACATGCGCCGCGTCCATTCCGGCTTGCCGAGGGTAGCGACCTCTTTGGCCATGCGCGCCGTGTCCACCGCCGCGCCGCCGATCTCGCGCACGGTGCCGACGTTCCAGCCGACGGAGCGCGTCGCGATGAAGGCGGTGTCCTTGAGCGTCTTGCTCCAGAACAGGTTGTCGTAGACCAACTGGCCGAGCCGGTTGTCCACGCTGTCCCATGCCTTGATGAGCGCCTTGGCGGTCTCCTCTGGCGTGGCGTGCGGATTCTGCCGGGAGAAGTCCTCCGCCATGCCGTAGAAGACGCCGAGCTTGGCCCGCGGCACGAGCCAGCCCATCAGCGGCTCAGTCGTGGTCTGCAGCACGCGACCGACGACTCGGAAGGGAAGCGCCAGCAGCGGCGTCTCCTTGGCCATGGCCTTGATCTCTCGGCCGAAGTCGCCCGGGTTGGTGAACAGGCGCTTGAAGCCGTCCATGTCCCGGATGAAGGCGCCACGCTGGTCGGCGTTGTGGAAGCCGTCCATCTGGATCCGGCCGCCGGCGGTGTTCAGCGCCTGCACCATCTTGCGCGCCTCGGGGGGCAACATCGCTGGATCACCGAGATACCAGTTCCGCAGCTTGGCGCCCTTGATGATCGTGGGGACGGTGCCGGTGACGAGGTTGATGCCTGGCACCATGCCGATGGCAGCGTGCCCGAGGCCGGCGGCGGCTTCCTTGATGTTGCCCTTCGCCGCGCCGGCCACGGCCTGGTCGATGCCGCGCGCAGCGGCGCTGATCATGGTGTCAGCCGTGACGAAGGTGGCGTGGAAGCCGGAGAGGCCAAGCTGCGCCATGTTCAGCGCGTTGCCGACCTGCCGGATGGTGTCGTAGATCGGGCTGCGGCCGGCGAGCCCCTGCGAGACGTAGTTGTTGAAGACCCGGGCGACCGGCTCGGGGGCGTAGTAGGCGCCGGGGGCTGCCGGGCCCTTGGCCGTGGGCAGGCGCGGCTGGAACAGCCGGTCTTCCAGCTTCTCCCAGCCGGCCGACTTAGCGGCGCTTTCCTGGCTGTGTGGCACCCAGGCCGCCATGTGGCTCTGCTTGATGGCCTCGCCCAGCGTGGTGCCGTGGTAGAACTTCTGCATCTCAAGCAGTTTCAGGAACTGCATGCGCACCGGATTCGTGGTCACCGGGATGAGCCCGGCATCCATGGCTTCCTTCAGCGTGGCGAAGGTGCGCTGCTTCAGGAAAGCACCGGAGCCTGAAATGGGCGCCTTGGCCTGCATGGCGGCGTACTGCTGGCGCAGCTTGTCGCGGAGTTCCGGCGGCGTCAGCGGCGCCTCGCCGCGGCTCCACTCGTCATAGTTGCTGTATGCCCGACCCATGTAGTCGGCATTGGCTTCCCGCAGAAGCGGCCGGTCGATCAGGCGGCCAAGCTGCTGGATTTTCGCGGTCCAGCCGTCGAGTTCCTTGCGGGTGCCGTCGACGACGCGCTGCAACTCTGGATTGGCCTGGGGCTGGCGCGTCTCGGCCTTGTGCCAGACGTCAAGCTGCTCGGCCTCTGGTAGCCGGTCGATCTCGCGCACCAGCTTGTCGAGCGCATGGCCGGTCTTGGCGGCCGACTGCGCGCGCTCGGCGGCGCTGCGGCGGACCACGGCTTCCATGGCGTCGGCACCGGGCCGGGACGTCGGGCTGAGCCAGCGCTGGAGGTTGTCGACCACGTCCTTGGCGAGGTTCTTGCGCTCGGTCGCCAGGGGAAGCCGGCCCTGGTTGCGGGCGGCGAACAGCGCGTCGTCCTCGGGTTCCCGGGCGGACTGCTTCGCCGGCTCCTCGGGGGCCGCGCGGGGTCCTTCCGGCACGCCTTCCTGCCCCTCGCGTTCGCCATGCAGCAAAGACCGGAACACGTCGTCGCTGGTGCGGAAGCCCTGACCACGCAGGGCCTGACCGACGCCGACCACGAAGTTGCGCATGTTGCGGGCCGCGCGCAGCACCGCCGGCGGCTCCTTCATGCCGTAGGACAGGGCTTCCTCGGCCAGCCGGGCGACTGCTTCCTCGCGCAGGATGGCGCGATCGGCCTTGGGATAGGCCTTCTTCAGCGCCGCCTCGTTCTCCGGCTTCTTCAGCCAGCGCTCGGCGGCGAGGTTCAGTGCCTTGTGCTCGGCCGGCGTCAGCAGCCCAAGCTTTGGGTCGACCAGGGCGTGGATCACCTCGTGGAACAGCTTCAGCGGCACTTCGCCGGGCGGCGTGTCCATGGCGAATTCGATGAGGCCCCTGCGGTAGGAGGCGTCCGCGCCGCCATCCAGCAGCCGGTCGACCAGCTTCAGCCCGACGCGCGGCGGCAGCCCGACGTAGCGCATGAAGGCCTGCATCGTGCGGTAGAGCAGTTCCCGCGCCTGCTTCACTTCCTCTGGCTGGCCCTTGGACTGCGCCGCGGCGTGCTCCTCGGCCACCTTAGCCTCCCGCGCCGCGAACATCGCCTCCTGACCCTTCGGCGCATCGCCGCGCAGGCTCCGCATGATCTCCGTCGGGTCGCTGATCGTGTGGCCTTCGAGGATCGCCGGCCGCTGCTTCTGGGCCCGTGCCGCGTACTCGGCCAGGAAGTCCGCCACCGGCTTGCGCCCGGCCGGCTGGCGCATGCCATCGTCGCGGAAGAAGTTGCGCAGGATGCCCACAGCCTCGGCGCTGACCGGCGGCTTCTCGAAGTCCACCTGCGACAGCACATCCTTCACCGACCGCCCCAGGCGTCGTGCCTCGGCCAGTGTCTCGACGGCTTCGACCAATGGGCGCGTGATGTCCAGGCTGCGCGGGATGTCGCCACGCTCGGCGGCGGCGCGAAGCTGGGCCCAGGAGCCGGCCATGTCCTGCATGGCGCCGGCGACCGCCTTCATGCCCTCGCTTTCGGAATTGAGGAACCGGTTCAGCACCGCGCCGGCCTCATCGCCATAGGCGTGCGCCATGACGGCACGGGAGATGCGGTCGGCCCCGTCGGGCGATAGGTTGCCATTGGCGTCGACCATGCGACCGCGCTCGGTGGCCGGCAGCGCAGCCATGAAAGCCCGCACGAAGCCCCTGTTGCTCGCCGAGGTGGCAGAGGTGCCTTCCCACAGGTTCATGGCCTGGGCAGCCCTTGTGGCGTCCGCACGGGCCGCTTCAGCCGGGGACATGGCCATGTTGGTACGGTCATTGGCCTCGATCGCGAAGACCGGCCGTTGCTCCGGCGCCAAGTCGCTGACACGACGCGACACCAGCACCGGGTTCTGCAGGCCGGCCGTGTCGTAGCCCTGGCTTTCCAGCCACGCCATGTAGGCGTCGCGCTTCGGGCGCAGCGCCGGATCGGTGAGGACTCTGGTGAGCGCCATGACGCGGCCATTGCCGGACTCGACGGCGCCGTCCGGCCCGATGATGGGCGCACCGGTAGTGACGTCGGGGCCCGGCGCGAGCAGTTCCGGCCGGAGGTTGCCGGCGATCTCCTGGACCTGGGCCTGCGAGGCGGCCTGCGAGCGGTCCCGCGGCTGGAGCTCGGCCGGGTAGGCTGGGTTCACGCGCCCGTCGGGGTGGTTGCTGGGCACGAGTTGCGACAGGTCGACCAGTTCCGGGCGCAGGGTGATCTCGGCGCCGGACGGAGTGAAGGCGCGGAATGGCTCGGCGGCTTCCGGTTGACTCGGAGCTCCTTCGCGTTGACTAACCGCGTCCTCCGGTTGACTAAGTGGCGTTTCCGGTTGACTCGGCACCTCGGCCCGGGGCGGCGGTGCGGTCGATACCCCAGCCTTGCGGGCCGCCATGTCCTCGGCGCTGATGGGCCGACCGATTGCCTCGATCTCAGCCGTCTGTATGCGCTGCGCCTCGCGCGGGCCGACGCCGTCAACCTGCTGGATTTCGGCCAGGGTGCGGATGCGAGTGGGGGCGGGTGGGATAGTCGGTTCCGGCGGGGCTGAAACCTGGACTTCAGGCGCGGCCGCAGCTGGCGGTTGGCTGATTTCTGCGGTGGGAGGGATGGTAGCGGGCGGGGCTGAAACGGTCGGTTCCGCGGGCGGAGTTTCGACCTCTGGGACCTTCAGCTCGGGCTGCTGCTGGTGCGTGCCGGCGGCGATGTCGTCCAGCACGTTCAGCGCCGAGCGCATCGCGGGCGGCTCGCCGCCGGGAGCGGGAGGTGGCGGGGACTCTGCTGACGGCGGCGGTGGCGGCTCGGGCTGCTTGCCCTGCGCGATGTCCGCCAGCACCTGCTGCGCCCGGGCGAGTTCCCGCGTGTTCGCATCCGCCATGGGCGCCACCGCGCGCCGGGCGCCTTCGGTGACACCATGGGCGACAGTGCCGCCGAGTGGGATCAGCGCACCGAGGAAGGCGCCTTCCATCGTCGCATCAGCCACACCCTGTGTCAGCGGGCGTTCAGGGTCGAAGGTCTGCTGGGCCACGTAGTTGTCAGCGAATTTTCCCAACGCCGTGAGGCTGCCGAACTCGATGCCCCCCTTGGTCAGATTCACCAGCGTGTTGGCAAAAGGCTCGCGGAAGGCCGCCGGGATACGGCCGAAAACACGGGCGACTGGCAGGCTCATGATACCTGCCTGTGCGGTCGCATTGGCCATCGCCGCCGACACCGCTTGTTCCTCTGGCACGCCTTTGGCCCGGGCCTGCTCCAGCGTCCCTGCGTAAGTCTGCGGCCAGATGACCGCCGACGCGCCGAGTGCCGCGCCTGCTGGGCCGCCGGCTGCACCGCCGATGATCATGGTCGGGAGTGCCGTTACAAGACTGCCGGCCGACCGCGCTACCCCTGTCCCGAAACCTTCCTGCGTGGGGGAAACGGGGTTGTCCTGCTGCACGTTGGCGGAAATGTCGCGCCCGGCCTCCATCAGCGCATTCGGCGGGGCTGTCGCCGCTTCCTGCCGCAGCCCGGCGATCTTGGCGCGAAGCTCGGCGCGACGCTCTGGGCTCGCGCCTTGGTACTGGATGATCTGGGGCGGAGTGGCCAGCGGATTGGGAGCGCGCTCGCCGCGGTCTACTCGGTCCATCATCTCCAGCAGGCTGGTGGCTGCGCGATTGCCGAGGCCTCGCGGGATTTCCCCGACGCCTTGAACCGCCTGCCCTACGCCACCGACAGCGCCCTGAATGGCCGCATTTGCCAACGCCCCAGCATAGGACTGGTCGCTGGTATCGGCTGGCTCGTCCGGGAGCGTCTCAGCCTGCGCAACCTTGGTGGCGAACGGATCTCCCTGCACCGGCTCGAACTTCCAGCCGCCACTCCCTCCCGCCGGCGGTGCCTTGAACGGGTCGCCTTCTACGGGAACGAGGTTCCATGCCATTTCACGGTCCGGTCTGAACAGCCTTCAGCCAGCCACCCTTACCATCCGGCACGAACCAGTCGCCAGCGCCATTCTGGCGCGCACCGGCGGGGAGCCCGGCTGGCGCATTCGCGGCCGGAGGTGGCGCGGCACCGGCTGGCGCTGCGCTACGGGCATTGGCCTGCGCGCCGCCGGTGATCGTCCGCGCACCCTTGATCGCCTCGTCGACGCTCTTGCCGGCACCGATCAGGGAGCGCGTGGTCGCCAGCTCCTGGTCGGTCATGCCCTTGATGACCTTCTGCTGGTCGTTGGTCACGGCGCGGTTGAAGCGGTCGCGCGCCAGGGCGATCGTGTCCTGCCGAGCCGCCAATTGGGCCGTCTGGTACTCGTTCATCGGCCTGGCGCCGACCCGCACACCGGTGGCATGCACGCCAGTCTTGTCGGCGACGATCGCGTTGCCCTCGTCGTCCGTGCCGATGTAGTTCGGCCGCCCTGCCTGTTCCTCCATGACCTGGTTGTGCCGCTGCGTCTCGCCTAGGTGGCCGCCGGAGATCGCAAGCTGCTTGTTCTGGTGGTCGATCTGCGCCGCCAGCTTCTCCGCTGCCTGCTGCGCCGACGCGGCGCGCCACTCGCGCTGCATCTGCACGGCGTCCTTGCGGGCCTGGACCGCCTCGCGCCGCACGGCATTCTGAGCGGCGATCTGCTTCTGCTGCTGCAGATCGGTCAGCCCGGCCATGGCCCCGGCGCCGATGTTGGTCAGCGCGTGCGGCGACTTGCCTGCGGCCATGGCAAAGCCGGCCTTGGCAACCGAGAGCCATGGGTCTGCCTTGAGCATTGGGTCCTCGGTCGCCGCCGGCGTCCAGCCACCACCGCTTGTGCCATCGCCCCCGTCAGGTGCGCCGGGCGGGACTGGCGGTGGTGGCGGGATGCCCATGTTGGGGCCGGCGGCAGCCCCCAAGCCGCCGCCCTGCGGGGCCATGCCAGGCCCTGTTGCCGCAGCCAAGCCGCCGCTGGGAGCCTGCCATGGCGCCTCGCCGCGGGGATCGGTGGAAATGCCGACGGGAGTTCCGCTGACGTCGATCACGGAGGAATTGTCGCCGGTGTCGGGGGGCATCTGGTCGATCGGATCGGCAAAGTCCGGCGTATTGCCGCTGACGAGACCGGGATCTAGGTCGCCCCACGGTGTCGTCGGGAGAAGGCCGCCAGCATCGCGGTGCAGCGGGCCGCCGCGGCGCATGCCGCGTGCCTCGGCTGTGGCGTCGCCCTGCGCGCCGATATCTGGCCCACCACCGAGACCGCCGCCGTTATCCCCTCCGCTCAGCGAGTTCGTCGCACCGCCGGTGATGTCGCCCATGGGACCGCTCATGCCGCCGACGCCGCCAGCCAGGCCAGCCATGGCGCCGGTGCCGAAGCCTCCTGCACCGACGTCGGGGTTAACCTCGATCTCCTTGCCGCTAAGGCCGTCGACGCTGCTAGAGGTCGAAGTCGGGGTGCCGAACAAATCCTTGATGGCACTGATCGCGGCCTTGCTGGGCGATCCCGTCTTGCCATTGGAAGCCGCCAAGGCGCCGACGAAGCCTGCCGCCCCTAGCGGACCGCCGAAGACTGCCCCAAGGCCACTGGCTACAGCGCTGGCAAAATCACCGAAGTTGGAGACGGACCCGTTGAAGCCCTGGTCCGTGGCGCCGGCACCGCCGTTGCTGCCAGACTCGGTCCGTGCCGCAACGCCGGTGGCGTCGAGGCCGCCGGTGCCAGCCCCCCCTGTCGTGCTGCCCGACGGATTGAAGTCCACCGTGGGGAAGTTGTACGACACGGGCGGCGGCGCATTCCAACCGGGAACCTGGGAATTCAGATAGTCCTGCGTCGAATTGCCACCGTCGGTGCCGGTGCGCAGCATCGGTACACCGATGCCGCCCGCGTAGCTCGACGGATTGACGGTCACCAGCGGGCTCGACGGCAGAGAGCCGCCGGCGGCGCGGCGCACGCGATGGCCCGGGAACGGGATCAGGATACCGCGGGGCTCGTCCGGCACGGCGCCGCCACGCTTCGAGAACAGGTTCGTCAGCCAGCCATTCGATCCGAAGCCGCCGGTGCCCCCAATCAGGCCTGTAGCGCCAAGCGCGAGGCCCCCAAGCTGCGAAACGGTGCTTGGTGCCGGCGCGCTGGTGGAACTCGTGCCGCCGGAGGCGCCCCCGAGCCCGGTGCCGATGCCGCTCAGCCAGGATGTGGTCTGGAACGGGTAGGCCTGCTGCGCCTGCCACTGGTAGTACGGCACGTTCAGGCCGGCTTGCGCCTGCTGCTGCTGGGTGGCGCCAGAGGAGGCCAGTGCGTTGGCGCCGGCCAGCGAGCTCGTCAGCGCCTGATTGCCAAGCGCGGACATGCCGTAGCCGGTCTGCAGTCCGAGGCCGGCTTGTGTCGTCGCCGCGCCGAGGGCCTGGCCGCCGAGGCCGGCAATCCCCGCTCCAGCGCCCTGCTGAAGCTGTGCCTGTTGGCCGGCAGCGCCGAGGGCTTGGTTGCCCAGCGCCGTGTAGCCCTGCGCGCCCTGGAGCGCCAACGCTCGGCTCTGCGCATCGGCGCTGAGATTGACGCCCTGCTGCTGGTTGAACTCGTTCAGCGCCTGGCTATAGCCCTGATTGTAGAGCCCGGCGATCACCGGCGCTTGAGCGGTCTGCTGCTGCCCGGCCAGCACCGCCTTCGCGATGCCAGCCCGGTCGCCGCCCCAGGCGCCCTTCGAGATCAGGTTGCCGGTCAGGTCATTCTGCTGCTGCGCATTGGTGTTGTTGAACTGCGCCTGCGTGGCGTTGACCACGCTGTTGGTATAGGGGCTCGCGTACTGGTTCACCGCATTCGCCGAGAAGCCCGCCGGCGTGATCGCTGCTGACCCCGAACCGAAGCCGCTGGCGGCCTGCGTCTGCCACGGCGAGACGGTTCCGGTGAGGTCGGTGTTGCCCGACGCGTTGAAGTAGCTGCCGGCTGCGTTCGTGAACGGCGACAGCGTCGACCCCAGCGGGGCGTTCGCCTTGTCGTAGTAGCTGGCCGCGGAGTTGATGTATGGCGCCGCGATGCCTTGGCTATCGCGCACCTGCTGCATTGCCTGCAACTGGTCTGGCGACAGATCGGCCACCATCTGGCCGCCATATTGGGTGTACGGCGTAGCCGCGACCGTCTGGGCGCGCGAGAAGATGTTCTTGTAGGCGTCCAGGAAGGCCTGGTTGGGCTGGGACGACGTCGTGGTTGTGTCAGTCCCCTTGCTGCTGCTGCCCATGCGTCAGCCCCCCGGGGGTTTCGGATAGATGAAAAAGGCGCCCGTCGGATTGCCGAACCGACGCCACATGCGCGCCTTCCGCTCAGCGCCATCGACGTTCAGCACGCTGGTCATGAGGTAGATGCGATAGCCGAAGCCGCGCGTCCACTCGTCTGACACCCAATTCGCGAACTGCAACAGCCGGCGACCGAAGGCGGTGTGGCGATAGGCCGGGTCGACGAAGGAGGCCACCTCTCCGATATGACGCGCCTCGCTCCACCACCATTGCCGCGGCACCAGCACAATGTAGGCCGCCAGCCGGTTCGGCTCCTTGGCGGGGATCACGCCCACGATGCCGTCCTCCCGCTGCAGGCTTGGCCGCACTGCTGCGACAAGTCGATCTTCGCTGATCGGCGCGACGCCGGCGGCGCCGACCTCCTGAAGCTCCATCCGCATCAGCCGCAGGATTTCTGACTCGTCGGACTGCACGCCGATCTTGACTTCGGCGGGATACTCGAAGGGTCCGTTGATGGGCTCCTGTGGGCCGGCGTCCGCCAGCATCAGCCGCAGTGCCTTTCGGCCGGCGCGAAGGTCGCCGTTGCCGAGGTGAGCCAGTTGCTCGTCCGTGACCACGTAGCCGCCGGGCCCCTCGGGGAGCCGCTTCACCGCGGCGCTCATGACTTCTTCGGCCCGGGCAGCTTGCGCATCGTGTCGGCAGTCTTCTTGCGGATATGGAGCACGAAGGCGTCGAGGATCTCGTGACCCTTCTTCATGTTGCCGGACCCCAGCGCCCGTACGTCAGCAGGGCTGACCACGTACTCCCCGCCGGCGGCGATGATCGGGACGGGCTTCGGCACCCCGCCGCCGCGCGCCTCGTGCAGCACGCCGGGCGCCCGCGGCATCCCACGCTGCGCCATTGCTGGCGCCGAGGTGCCCCACGGACCGCTGCGCAGCGCCAGGTCCAGGTGCTTGGCGCCGGCCAGCGTGTTGCCCTCGCCCAGTCCCGAGACGACGTCTGCCGGGATGACGTAGGAGCCGCCGGGCGGCGACATCTCGATCTTGTCGGTGCGGCCCGGTATGTTGGAGTGGATGAGGCCAGACGGGATTTGCTCGCCGCCGGCCTCGCGCCTGATAAAGGTCGGCACGGGAGGGGCGCCGCCGGTGGCGAAGGATGCCGCTGCGATGCCACCGCCGGCAGCGTGGCTGGAACGCTGTACTCGATAGGCCGCCGCGAGACTTTGCGCCTGCGGGTGACCGGCCTTCATCATTTCAGCGACGTTGCTGCTGAAGGCATCTTTCGAGGCGCTGTGGATTAGCGGCATCGGCCATCTCCGGGGCGAACCGGCCGCAATCTACAGGACAGCGGCGCGAATTTGCTAGGGGTTGCGTCTCGGCGCCGTCACGTCCCCACATCTTGCAGCCACGTCGCGAGGCCAGCCACCCAGGTCAGACGCAGCACTTCCTTGGCGCCGACGCCGTTCAGATTGACCACTGTCGCGCCAGTGCCGTCGATGTTGGCGGTCACAGAAACCGTGCCGGCGCCGTAGCGCTTCACCGCAAGCTGGTGGCCGTCGGTCGTGCCGGCCGCCAAAGTCATAGCCACTGGAATGGCCGAATTCACCAGTGCGAGGCTGTCCGTGACAGCGATGGCGCCGGCGGCGGTGTAGGTGGTGGTGATCGGCAGCGGCACGTCGCCCTGCGTCAGCACGACCACGCCAGTGCGCCCCGCGACGGATAGCACGGGCCCGGCCACCGAGACCGCTGTGATTGCCGCGGCGATGGCTTCAAGCTGGGCGAGGATGCGCCCCTGCAGCTTCACCAGTTGCTGGAGAGGGTCGGCGACCTGCGTGAGCGAGGTGCCTGGGGCAGCCGGGTTGCCGAAGCCGCTCATGCCTTGCCGTCCGGCCGCACGTCCAGGCGAACCGCGCCCATGCGCCACATTGAGCCCAGATCGTCACTGCTGAACACGAAGCGGAACTGGCGAGCCCGGATGCCAGGGTTCACGTACTCGATGCTGGGCGTGAAGATGTATGGGCCATAGGCCACCTCCGGTTCGTTCGGGTAGTCCTGGCCATAGATCGTGAGGTTGACCGCGGGTGTGCCGGCCAGCCAGTTGAAGTCTGGCACGACCCTGTCCATGAACCAGTACTGCTCGCCATCAGTGACGTCGAGATCGCCGCTGCCGATGCTGACGCTCATTGGCGTGCCGTCGGCGTCAGTCCCGATGTTGTGCTGCTGGACCAAGCCCGACGAGTCGGTGCCGATCGGGGCGCCCAGCGGGGAGTGGTCGATCCAGGCAGTGCGCTCCAGCCAGCCGTAATCCCAGAGGTTGTCGACGTAGTTCCATTTTACGAAGGCCATCTCCCCGCTTGTGGTCGGGAAGAAGATGGCGACCTCGTGGTAGGTGCTGTCGGTGGCAGCAAACACTTCGCCAAGCTGACTCTGGTCAAGATTGTCGTAGAAGAAGTCCCACACCGGGCAATCCATCGGCTGCACGCCGCCGCCGGCGTAGATGAAGAAGCTGTGCAAGCCGGGCCAAAAGACGCCGGCGCTGATCGTCGCCACCGCCCGTGCCGCGAGCAGCCCGCAATTGGCCCCCGCCTCGTTGATCGAGAAGATGCCTGGGGTGCCCGAGTAGAACATCGAATAGAGGGAGGTGTCGGTCCACACCAGCGCGCCAAGGCCGCTGCCGCGAGCGCCCACGATCCGCGAGCCCTTGGTCAACTGGAAGCTGCCGGCCTGGTTGCTAGCGCTCGCCGTCCACACCGTGAAGTCGGCGACGTCGCTCCAGCGCAACAGCATGGGGTACTGCGTGCCGAGCACCTCTGCGCCGAGCGCCACCAGGATCTGCGCCTGCGAGAAGACGAAGATGCCGTTGTTCATGGTCGGCGCCGTGCCGATCAGCGTCAGCGGCACCGTCGGATCGGGGGGCGCCCAATAATAGATGCCGCCGCCCGTGTAGTTGGCGACGAGATCCTCGCCCCATTGGTCGAAGAACCATTGCCGCATCGGGGCGGTCAACTGCGCGCTGTTGCCCAGGCCGTAGTCGCCGGCGCCATAGTCCCCCACGCCATAGCCTGACAGGGCAGTGTTGACCGCGTAGCCGCTCGCCAGCAGGTACTGGATACGGACATTGCCGCCGTTCTCGGAGCCCGATGTCGTCGAGCCGGCCAGCGAGCCGCCGGTGATGTTGAAGGTGTTCGCCGAGAGCACCGTGACCGCGTAATCGCCGAAGATGACGATGGTAGCCACCGTGGTGGAGACCTTGACGCTGAAGGTGCTTGCGTTGGTCAGGCCGTGGTTGGCCAGTGTCACCAGGATCGTGGCCGAGCCGTTGGTGGTATTGAACAGCGGCACCGCGCCGGCATTGGCGACGGTGGAGGTCGCGTTGCTGGCCGCGGTGATCTGGTAAGCGGTGCCGCTGATCGACGCCGTGACGATGTAGTAGCCCTCGAGCACCAGGCCGCCGATGGCCACCGGAGTGAGGATGTTGATCCAATCCCCGACGGCCGGGCTGTGCGCGGCATCCACGATCGTCACCAGGGGGGAACTGATCGTCGTCGAGAAATTCACGGCCACGTTGGTGGTGGCCGCGATCGGCGTGATGTCGTAGAGCGTGCCGCCGATCATCAGGTAGACGCGCTGCTCGGTACCGAGCGCGAGGTAGGGATTGCCCTGGTAGTCCGCCCAGCCGAACAGGCCGCGGCAGGTGCCCACGAAGGGCGTGTCATTCATGTGCTGCCAGCCGGCGTATTTCTGCGGCTGCTTGTTCAGCCACCGGATCAACTGGCTGGTCGACCAGCCCGTCGAGTTCAGGGTGGTGGTCTTGGTGGTGTCGATGCCCGGCTGAAGCGCGAGGCGGCGGAGCGACATTTCATGCCCTCGGCAGCGCGGCAACGGGCGCTGGCGCCATGGTCTGCCAGCCGGCCGACTGCGACTTCTTGCGGGCCTCCTCGACCGCCGCTCCCTTCTTGAGGTCGTTGTACTGCGTCACCCAGGTGGTGGCGCCAGGTGCATCCTCGGCCAGCGCGCTCCAGTTCTGCTTGATCGCGTTCCAATAGATCATCGCCGCCACGACGTAGAGGTCCGGCAGGTTCAGGGTCAGGAAGTTCGAGGTGTTCGTACTGGAGAGCGGCGTCGGGCGCACCGTGCCGTAGAATTCGATCTGGTAGGCAGCGTCCGGCACCGGGCCGAGCACAAAGGTGCTGTCGTCCTGCGGCGCGACATAGGTCGGCAGGCCGCGGCTCGCGACGGTCATGCTGCCCCAGGCAAAATTGATGAAGTCGCGCGAGGCTGGCAGCAGCGGGGTGCGGGTGGAATTGCTGGCGTTCGGCGCCGAGCCCGCGGGCGAGATCACCGCAAGGCTCTCCGCCACGATCATGCTGGCCGGCTTGGCCACGGTGCGCGTGCCGGCGGCGCAGGTGCTGGTGGCCGTTGTGTAGGCGGCCAGGAAATTGAGGTCGGGGTCGCGCAGCAGGCGGAGCTCGGCGAAGCTGATGGACTCGCTAAGCGCGGTGTTCAGCCGGTCGGTGGTGAAGGGCGTGGCGGAAGCGGCCCCGGTCGCCGAAAGGGGCGTCGGATAGAGGTCGCCGATCCAGGTAGTGTATTCGGACCAGATCATGACAGCACCGGCTCCAGACCGGCCATGATCACAAGCCCGGCGGTCGACTGGATCGCATTGGCGAAGTTCACCGCAAGACGGTCTCCGGCGACCATGTGGACGGTGTTGAACGTCGCCAAAAGCGCCGTCTGGAGGGTATTCGCCGTGGCATTCAGGTTGAAGCTGCTGCCCATGATCGAGGTCCCGCCGCCGGGCGCCGTTGTGCCGGTGTCCTTGGTTACCGTCAGCGTGCTGGTGCCACCGGCGGCCACCGAGAATATGCAGCGCAGCGACTTCACCCGCATGGGCCGATACGCCATGAAGAAGGACCGGGCAGTGGCCGCCGGAGTCCCCGTGAAATAGAAGATCGCCGGGATCAGATTGGCGTCGCCGGCAAGAAACAATTCCCCGTCGTTGGCGGCGGAAGATCCTGCGCCGGGATCCAGGTAGACGCTTCCTCCAAACGTGCCGTTCGACCCGCCAGCAACGTGTGTGTTGCCGCCAAAGCCGGTCGCCGCCCCGTCGCGGCCTGTTACGTTGAGTGCGGCAGCGGCGCCCAGGATGCCGTCTACCACGGGGGTCCCGAAGGTCGGGTCCAGGCCTGAGCCAAGGATGTCGCCCACTGTCGCACTGGTGGTCAGCGTCTGGCCATTGCGGACCTGAAAGAGCGTGACGATGTCCGCCAAGGAGATCGGCAGCGTCGGCGCGTTGTATTGGTTGCCTTGGGCCATCAGGCGCTCCTAGCCGGGCGGCGTGGGAATGAAGCCGGTGTCCATGATAGGCGCCCACTTCGTGTCCTGGATAGGATCGCCGTTCGTATCGCTGATCACCAGGGAATAGTCGGATGCTGTCAGGAAGTCCGGCCGCGGCTGGCTGACCGGAATCGGGTCAGGGGGGAGGATGATGGTGCGCAACTGCTCCTGCGGGACGTCAAGGCAGATGTCGCATACCAGGAAGCCGGTGTCGGTGATCTTGGTGCCGTACCACTGCTTCTCGGCATAGAGGTCAGAGCGCAGATACTCAAATCCGCACGTGTCACAGATAGCGAATGCGGATGGCGCCGTGGCATCAACGCGGGCCCGGCCATGGCGGTTGGGGATGGCCATCTACTTGCGCCAGTAGTTGCTCAGGTTCGGCACGATGGTGATCGGCGCGAGTTCGGTGTCGGCATCGCGCGCCCGCACCCAGGCCGCGTCGCGCTCTATCTTCAGGTCGTCCTTGATCTTCAGCCACGTCTCGATCTCGGTGAACTTCGAGCCGACGTCGTAGGCAAGTTCGAGCACTGCGGCCTTGAGGAAGTAGTTCGGCAGGTTCGGCGTCTGGCCGTTCGAGGCTGCCACGTCCTGCACCGGCCGCATGTAGTTGAACTTGACGTCGCAGTTCGGGCTGCTGGTCGTGTCCTGGCTGGGCACCTGGTACAGCGTCACGTTCGGCGCGATGGTGCGCTCGAACCAGTACTGCGTCGGGCTGCCCTGCTGCTTCTTGTTCGGGATCTCGGCGTACTGGTCGCGCGTGATCGGGATCAGGATGCGGTCGGTGGTGCCGTTGCCGGCGCCGGCGTCGACCGCCCACCACATGTCGAGGAGCAGGACGCAGTTGGTCGGCAGCGCGTAGCTGGCCGTGCCGATGACCACGCCCAGGAGGTTGTCCTTCGAGATCGTCCAGAGGTTCGGGCCCTTGTTGGACCAGTCCTGCAGGATGAGGTTGAAGGAGCGCATGGCCGAGATCATGAACTCGGTGGTGATCGCGGCCGGTCGGATGCGCGCACGCTCGAAGGCGTCCAGGACCATGTCGCCGGCGGAGAGCGAGAAATTGTAGGTGCCGCTGGAAGTGATGGCCGGCCTCCTGACGCTGGCCGGAGCGTGCTACCCGCGGCCGATGCCCGGGAACTTAGCGTGGACCTTCCGGCGAATGGTAGTCTGTTCGGCCGGGCTCGCATTCTGCGCGGCCCTGGCCAGCGCGTTGCGAGCGTGAGAGGCGTCAGGGATCGGATAGCTGCCCGACCCCTTGCCGCCGCTGCCCGAGCCATGCCCGGGCAGTGCGAAATCCGAATCGGGGAGTTTCCGACGCGCCTCTGCGGTCAGTCGCCCCCCGCGTGCTCGGTCGTGTTCGGTGTCGTCGCCGCCTTTGCCGCGGGCGGTCGTCGCCGGCACGCCGCCGGACTCGTACGGCTGGCCCTTCATGTTGCCCGCGCCGCTGAGCGGCGAACTCGGCGTCATGCGGCCACCACGGGCCCGCTTGTCGAGCCGGCCGCCGGACTTCATGCCGCCGACCGCCCCGCCGTGCTTGTAGGCCTGCGGGCCCTTCATCGCCATCGGGGGAATGCTGCCGCCGTCCGCGCGCTTCTTGCCCTTGCCGTGCCCCGGATGGCCGCCGGTCTTGCCCTTCATCTGCCGTCTCCTGGCTGCGGCCACACTCGGCGGTGGTGGCGTCCCGTCGTCAACCTTGCACAATGCCGGCTTGTATCGCCTTCAGCGTGGCAGTTCCAGCACCGGCCGTGATCGTAACCCGGAAGGCGAAGCAGGGGCGCTCGAATGAGCCCTCCGCGTTGCCCGTGACGCCCGTCATGGTCGGCAGCTGCCACACGGTAGGGGGCACGCTGCTGAGCGGCTCAACGGTGGTTCCCCATGGCGTCAGCACCCAATTCGGGTCGTCGTACGTGTAGTCGACCTGCGACGTCGTGCCGCTGTTCTCAAGCGTGACCGTCAGGTTGAAGGGGGTGATCTCGCGCGTGGGGAACAGCCAGGGGCCGCTCGCCACTGCGTTGGTGCCCACCGTGAGCGCGCCGGCCGCGGCGCCGCTGATGGCGATCCGGCTGACCGTCAGGAAGTCGGCCAGCGTGTAGACCGTGGTGGCGTTCGGGCCGGTCAGGATTTCGACCTGCGCGTTGCCGTTCCGGTCGGTCCCCGTGATGGTGAAGGTCCGGTTGGAGATGTCGGCGGCCGACGTGATGGCCACCCGGCGCGCGGGCGTCAGCGTCGCCACGCCGACGGTCGCCAGCGAGCCCGTGATCGTGAGGTTGCCGGCAGCCCCCGGCGTCTGCGAGAGCGAAATCGCGTTGGCGCTCCCGGCGGCGATCGTGATGGGGCAGACGATCGGGTTCATGGCATCAACCCAGGTTCTGGGTGACCCCGTACAGCGACACCGCATTCGCCTGCGTGGCCTTGGTGGCGCTGTTGACCCCCACGGCGGTCTCCATGAGCAGGAAGCGCCCCGTGACTGCGGTGCCAGATGCGGCGCCGTTGGAGGCGCTGGCGCCGATGCCCGTGCCGCCGCCGGCGGCGCCGGTCTGGATCGTGCCGCGCGTGTCACCAGTGGTGGTTGTCGCCGGCGAGGTGCCGACCGGCGCCGTGTAGCCCTGCGAGGACGTCATCAGCGCGCCGGCCCAGCAGACTTTGCTGTCCTCCCACACGCCGGTGCGGGCGTGGAAGCCGAACACGTCCGAGGTGCCGACCGAGTAGGTGTAGGTGGCCTCGGTGACCGACGGCGTGACCGTCTGGATCGCCTTGAACGCCTTCACGCCATAGGCGACCAGGGCCGAGCCCGGCGTGATGGTGATCGCCTCGCTCATCGGCACGCCGTAGACGTCCCAGCCGACCACGGTGAAGACGTTGGTGGCTGCGCTGGCGTTGTTGGCGGTGATCGACACGCCGCGGGCGATGGCCTGGCGCGGATCCAGCATCAGGCCAGTGCCGGCGCCGAGGAACGGCATGTGCGCCGTCGGCACGAACGAAGTGCCGCTGCCGTCCTGCGGCAGCCACAGGTTGCCGGTGCCGCACTGCGCCGAGGATTTGGTGGCGAGCGGAACATTGTTCGCATCGACCGTAATGGTGGTCGCGCTGGCGATCGTGGCAACGGAGGTCAAGAGCGCTGTCGTGCCGCCGGAATCGCCCGCCGTGGCAATCACAAGCGGCATGCCGACGGTGAAGGCGGTGGAGTCGGCGACGGTGACAGTGGCACTGCCTGCCGTGGTGGCCACGTAGGCGAACCCGAAATCCAGCACAATATGGGCGGTGACCACGGCGTCGCCCCCGGGCATGCCGTTGAACGGCACCCATGGGATGTTCCTGGCGATGCCGGCGGAGACCACGGCCAGCGTCATGGCGGTGCTGGCGACCGTGTTGGCCGCCGCTGCGATCTTGGCGGCGCCAAGCGCGATCGGAATGGCGCCCACCGAGCGGATGTTGGCGATCGAGTAGAGGCCCTGGAAGGAGCCGCCGCGGCCCTGCATGCGGTCCGGCAGCGCGACGATGCGCGGGTCCGGCAGGAAGATGCCCTGGTAGATGCCGCTCGGGCCGGCGTCAGGGTCGTAGTCGGGGACCGGGCTGCCGCCGAGCGACGCGGGCAGGTTGCCCATCGACCCGATGACATTGAATGGCCCGGTGACGTTCGTCGTACCCATCAGATCACCCCTTCAGGTGCGAGGCTCGGAAGACGGCTCAGTTGGTGGGGAAGGTGCCCCAGCCCGCGCGCCAGTCGTCGTAGCCGAGGTAGTAGCGCTCGTAGCCCTTCACCATCAGGTTGTCGGTGGTGAAGTCCACGTGCATGGACGACTCGAACGGCGTGCGGGTCAGGTGGATGAAGCCGCCCTGGTCGCTCAGCACGAACCAGGCATAGGGGCTGGTGAGGTACTGGTTGACGATGTAGCCGTCGCGGAAGTCGTCGTTCTCCTTCATGGAGGCGATGTCGTTGTTCGCCGTGCCGGGCCGCAGGTGGGCTTCGGAGAGGCGCTTGGCGATGTGGCGGAGTTCCAGCGGCACCAGGAGCAGCCGGGCCTGCGCGCCGACCTGGAGGCCGGCGTTGTCGCGGAAGCGGCGGATCTGGTTGGCGGCCAGCATCAGGCTCGATTCGGAAAGCTGGATCTGGTTGGTGGGCGTGTTCTGCACCGAGTAGCCGTCGACCGGGTGGGCGGTGCTGAACAGGGCCACGCCGTCGCCGCCGTTCGCGGCGTTGTAGGTGTTGCCGGTGTTGAAGACGTCCGCGGCCACGATCTCCTTGAACTGCTTGAAGGACTTCAGCAGGCCGAGGTTGGTCGGGTTGAAGGCGGACTTGTAGAGGTTGTCGTCGAGCGCCTCGCGGGTGAAGACGTAGCCGAGGCCGACGGCGATGTGTGTGTGTGTGTAGGCATAGCGCTGGCCCGCACCCTGATCGAAATAGGTCTGCTGGCCCTGGCCCTTGAGGGCGGGCAGCGGCAGGTAGCGCATGGACAGCGTGCGCTCGGTCTGCATGTCGGAGTTGCCAGTGGCGAACAGCTTCGGCCAGACGGCTGGGACCTCTGCGTAGTCGCCCTTGAGCTTGCGGACGCCCGGCAGCAGCAGCCCCGGAATTTGACTCGTCGAAACGGGCATGGTGCCTACTCCCTCAGATGCCGAGCGCGGTCGTGAGCTCGGAAGTGTTGAGCTTCACGAGGGCGTAGTTGTTGGCGTTTGCGGCCAGGATTTGGCTGGCCAGAGACGCCGTCGGATCGGTCCCCCCCAGCGCCTGTTGCGAAGTGCCGACGATGCGCAGCGGGAGCGTGGCGGTGACGGCCACAGAGGAATAGAGGAGACCCATCCGACTGAGCCCGGTCGCTGTGTTGGCGCCGCTCGTGTTGGTGATCTCGGCGTTCAGGCCGCGGTCCGTGGCGTAGAGGACGGGGCCGCCGCTGGCCTGGATCGAGAAGACCATCCAGGGATCGTCGTAGATCCAGCACGCGACGTCGCTGGCGGCGGATTCGGTGCCCGCCCAGAACTGCTTGTTGACGGACTGCTGCAGCACCGTGTCGTAGTACGGGCCGGCGAGTCCGGCGAACACGCCGAGCACATGGGCGGTGCCGGCCGTGTAGATGTTGACGTAGCCCTGCTGGGACGACGCGCCCGTGATGACAAGATCGCCGAGCCCGATCGCGGTCGCGTACCCCTGCTTGATGTAGTAGAGGTTCGCCCCGAAATTTGGTCCGTTCTGCTGCTGCGAGCGGACCGGCGTGAGGCCGAAGGGCGCGTATGCCGTCGTCATGTGGGGAAGCCCCAACCTGGGCGGAGGCTCCCCGCGATACGCGGCTGAGTTTTGCGCCGATTGATGCGACCCCAGCGATGCGCTCGGGGAGACGGCCGGACGCTATGCGGGATGTTTGTCGCGCGTCAAGCGGTTATTCCGAAAATTGGACAAACCACCTGGCGCGGAACGCTCAGACTGCTTCGTAGGTGGCTTCGAAGATATCCGGCTTGCAGGGATAGAACTCTCCCTTGATGCCCTTGATGATCCAATCGCCGGCGCCGGCTGTCATGGTGCCTTCAAGCGTCGGGATGCAGATCGTGGGCGCCAAGGCGGGAGGGTCGAATGCAGTCGGACAAAAGGCCAAGCACTCGGCGTCATTCTTGCCGGTGAATTGCACCGCTTCTATCATAACGGGTTTTTTGCGAAACCGCGGCACGTCAGACCTCCTTCGCCACGTCCGGCATGCTGACGACGCGCTCGTTCTGGTAGTCGGTCGTGACGCGCTTGAGCGGGCCAGGATCGCCGGCGAGCGCCGCCGCCATGCGCGCCTGCTTCTGCTCGTTCGCCTTGTTCTCCAACTCGCGCCGCGCCGCGATCGACAGTTCAAGCCGGCGCACGTACAGCCTGCTGCCCATGCGGTCGATGGTGTCCATCTTGATGCCGTTCGGCAGCATTTCGGGCGCGAGCGCAGCGGGAAGTGGCTTCCAGCCGGCCTCGGCGGTCTGCACCAGCACGCCAGGATCGACCGGCTCGTTGAAGATTTTCACCGTGATCCACTGGAAGTCGAAGCCCGGCAGCCGGGAATAGACCACCTTCGGGATCTCGAAGTCGCCGTCGACCAGCGTTTCCGTGGCGCGGCGCGTGGCGGTGGCGGCGGTGGAGAGGAATTCCTCAAGCAGGTCGGCATCGACGCCGTCGGCGGCCTCACGGGCAAGCGGCGAGCGCGCGTTGCGGGCATCTGCGTCGGCAGAGTCCGTGCCGGGTTTGCCGCGGGCAGCGCGGCTGGCGGGGATGGTGATCTCGGTGGGGTCGCTCATGGTGTGTTCCTTCAGCGATACGTCGCGCCGTCGCCGCCGCCGAACAGGCCGGTGGGGCGTCCGTCGCGCTTGGCCGCAATGATCTCGGCCTGGTCCTTGAGGTAGGCGTCGTACTTCATGCCGTTCCAGTCGGCCGCCGTTTTGAGGTCGCTGACCTCCACGCCGAGCGCGCGGGCGATGTCGGACTCGGTCAGTTGCGTGGTGCGTGCGCCGCCGCCGTCGCCGCCGCGGGCGGGCGAAGCTGCCGTCGAGGATGCGGGGCGGCGGGTCTGGGTCACTGCGGGCCTCGGGGTGCTGGTTGTGTCGGGGAACTCCCGTGCAAGGCGGCTTTCGACGAAGGCGAAGTATTCGGGCGTGTCCACCGATTTGCCCTGCGCGACCCACCGGTGGTGAGCCGCGAGCGCCTCGGTGTGGTACTCCTGGTCGGTGTTGAAGCGCGGGTGCGCGTCGATCCACTGCTTTGCCGCCGGGGTGATCTGGGGACCGTCGTTCTCGCGCTGGGGCTGCTTGGCCGCCGTCTCGCGCTGACCCTTCAGCCAGTCGCGCTCGCGCTCCGCCAGCTTCTTGTCGGCCAGGGCGTCCTGCAGCGCCGCGTCGGCGGTGTCCTCGGCGTCTGGATCGCCGGCGTCCCGGGCGGCGCGGCGCGCGGCGCGGGCCTCGTTCACCCGGGACTCGTAGCCGCCGATCTTGGCCTCGATCGCCTGCTCGTGGGCGCTGGCGACGCTCGTGCGTGCCGTGCTCTCGGCCTCGGCGGCGCGTTTCTCGGCGGCGAGGCGGCCGGCGCGCTCCTGGTCGACCTGCCGGCGGGCGTCCTCGACGGCCTGTGTCGGGTCCGGCCGCTCGCCATCCTGGGTCTCCTCGCCGTTCAGCGAGCCGGAAATGACCGCGTCGTCCGGGAGGACGTTGGTGTCGGACTCAGCCATGGAGTGCTTCCTCCAGCAGCGTCTTGGTGACGCGGGAAATGTGGTCGCGATCGAGGACGGCGGGGTCGATGGCGGCGAGCGCGGCGCGGGCCGCGGCGGCGAGCGATGGGTCGGTGCCGATCTCCGCCTTGAGCGCGGTGCGCGCGGCGCGCTGCGGGCTGCTGCTCATCGCCTCGGGCATGCAGGCGCGCAGGTGTGTGGCGAGGTCCATGTCAGACCAGCATCAGCGGATCGTCGACACGCCCATAGAGGTCCGCCGCGTAGACCAACCGGCAGGGCCAGCCCTTGTCACGGATGGCCGGGAAGTCCTTGGCGATGGCCGGGCTGGTCTTGGCGCCTTCGCCCTTCACGTTCAGATCGAATGCCTGGCTGGCGCTATGGAATACCCAATCGCCGACGCGCGGGGGGCGGGCGCCCCATGGATTCGGCAAGTGCTTCATGTCGTGGTCGCGCTCCATGACGGAGGTCGCGGTCGGCCCCATCTTGAGGATCAGCACCACCTTGCCCTGGTAGAGGTCTTCCTTCTGCAGGCCCGGCATGATGATGCCCCCCTGCGTCGTCTCCCCTCGGAGGTAGATGCCGACCAGGATCTGCTGGCCGAAAACCTCGATGCCGGAGAGGTCACCCACTGACCGGCGGATTTCGGCGCCGATGTCGACCGTGGGTTTCATGTCGTGAAGCATACCCGTCGTTGCGACCGAGCTCATGCTTTTACCTTTGCGAGTTCAATGCCTTAACCAGTTCGTCGAGCACGGTGCGTGCCTCGTCGATGCCTCTGACCTTCCCTTGCGTCTCGCGGAATTCATTCCCGTCGGATTGCAGGAGGAGGCTTTCCATGTGCCTGTGGCGTGCTTCCTGCAGCTTCTCCCTGAGACGTTCAACCAGTTCGTGTGGGTTCACGGCTGCCCGAGCCGCGCCTTGTCGAGCCGGCCCTGCGCGGAGCCGGCGCCGGCCGTCATGTGTGGGATGGTACCCCCGCGCTTCATGGGCGGCGCGCCGGGCGGCCGGCCCATCATCGGGGGCGGTCCACCGGGCCCGGCACCCGGCGGCATGGGCGGAGGTCCACCGGCGCCTGGGGGCGGCATCGGCGGCCCGCCGGCGCCGGGCGGCGGGGCCCCGGGGGGACCACCAGCACCAGCGATCTTCTTCGCCACGGCCGCAGCGCCCAGCTTCGCACCGGCAGCTAGGCCCTGCTGCTGGCCGAGTTGCTTTGCCTGCTCCTGCCCGCCGGCATTGACCAGGATGTTGACCTTGGGGGCGCGCTTCACCTTGCCGCCGCGCTTGAAGCCTTCGTAGTTCGCGCGCGCGTGCGCGATATCATCACCCTCGACGAACTTCCCAGGCTTCGCCCCTCGGTCCGCTGCTCTGGCGCGGTTGAATTCCTCTTTCTGCGCGGGCGTCAGATCATTGAAAGACCTTGATGCTATGGCAGCCAGCGCGCTCTGATATCGCTGACGCGCCGCTGGTCCTTGATCCGATTTCTCCCATGCGTCGTCCAGGTCGTCGTTCCCGGTCCGGCCGCCGCTGGCCCTGAACTGAGCCCCGTCATTCTTGCTGACCGCTGCCTTGGTCGCTCCGGTGATGTCCCTGTTCTGCGAGGCGTCGCCGCGCGGGCGCTTGTCCAGCCGGGCGGTCGCCTTGCTGCCGGCCACGGCGCCGCCGGACTTCAGCTTCGGCTTGTCCTCCTTGTCCTCGGCCTTCTTGATCATGGACGAGATCAGCTTCTTGTCCTGGGCCTCATCATCATGGACCGCGCCGCCGCGCTTGTAGCCGCAGCGGTTGAGCATGGCATCGGCCCGCCCGGTCTGCGCACGTCGAATGGAAGCTACGCCCATGGTCCACCTCGCCGGGTCAAGCCCTGAAGCCCGCATATAGGCACCGAACGGCCACGCTCCGCAACAGGTTGGGTATTGCGCCGGCGGGGCGACCGTGGCTATGGTCGGTTTGAACGCAGAAAGGCCCCCCGAAGGGAGCCTTTCGCGGACTGACGAGGTTGGAAGCCTCTGAAAGTCCGTGGCCACCTGTCGTTGGGGAAGGTGGCCGCCGGTAGAGAGCATATGCTCGCGCCTTCATGCATTCAATCCCTGGCGTCACTCCTCTCATGGAGTTGCCCGGATGGCTAAAAAGACCCTGCAAGACCTACAGAAACAGATCGAGAAACTGGAGGGCCGCCAGGAAACTGAGTGGAACTCCAACCGCGCCAGCATGATCCGCTATCTCAAGGTGAACATGATGCGGACCGCCGGCGTCACCGACTCCACTACGGTACGCTGGACCGGAGCGCCCAAGAAGGAGAAGGCGCCGAAGGTCAAAGCCGCTGCCGCGCCCAAGCCTGCCAGCGGCCTGAAGGACGCCATCGCGGAGTTCTACGATTCCTGGGACTGGAAGACGCTCCGCTACGTCGTGCTCAAGGAGCGCGGGCGGAAGTGCGAATGCTGCAACCTCTCAGCCGACGACGGTGCCGTGATGAACGTCGATCACGTCAAGCCGATCCGGCTGCACTGGGACCTTCGGCTGGTGAAATCCAACCTTCAGGTGTTGTGCAAGGACTGCAATATGGGGAAGGGTAGCTGGGATCAGACAGATTGGCGGCAAGGCACTGAGTTCCCCATGCAGCAGGACGGGCGATCGACATGAACGGCACCCACTTCCCCTACCACATGGACGGCCTGGAATTCGCGTGGCTGATGCTCCAGGGCCTTGTGATCGGCTGCTTCTGGACGTCGATGGTCGTCGTGGTGCCGGCGGCGGTGCTGGCGTTCAGCGAGTGGGCGCGTTCAGCTTGGCTTCGCTGGCGCGGGCGGGTTCATGGCGGCGATGCGGTCCGTCTCCGCTGAGTGCCGGTCGACCGAGTGCCTGTGGAACTGGTCGTGCGCGGCCAGGCCGGTGGTGACGACTCGGTTCGCGTGCTCCAGGGTCTGCTCCGCAGCGTCGTGCGCTGCAACGCGCTGGGCCCGGATTTCCTCGATGTAGAGCCGCCAGGCCTCGATCTGCTCCTGGATCGTGGCGATGCGCTCGCGGCTGGCGTTTTCGGCCTTCTTGGCCTCCATGTTCATCTGGATTTCGAGCATGCGCAGCTGCATTTCGGCGCTGGCCTGGGCGGCTTTGCGCTGGCTCTCGGCTTCCTTCTGCTGGATCGCTGCCATCTTGGCGGGATCCGGCTGCGGACCCTGCTGCGGCGGCGCGAACGAGCTCTGGTCGAAGCCGATGCCGATGATGCGCATCACCTTGGACGCGACCCACTTCGGGCTCAGCACGCCGGGCTGCGAGGACGCCATCTGAAGCAGCCCCACGGCCTGCATGATGCGGTGCACGTGGCTGGGCACGTTCGGGTCGCTGGCGGGCACCAGGGTCTTCGAGGCGAGTTCCTCCGCCTGCTCCCACTTGCGCGCCGGGTTCTTGGCGAAGCGGCTCAGCGCGCTCGGGTCCTCGATAAACAGTTCGTGAAGTAGCAGGAATTCCTCGGCCTGGGAGGCGTGCAGGCCTTTGTGCACGGCGCTCATGACCTGCTTTGCCTGCTCGATGCCGACCAGCGCCGAGCCGACGGGGATGTCAGCGCGTCCTTCGCCAATGGGCACGTCGGCCTCGCCGACCATTTTCTGGGACTTGTCCGCCAGCAGTTCCATGATCTGGACCAGCACTGCCGACGGGTCCTTGTAGGGCAGCGGCAGCACGGCATCGCCGATCGGCTTGCCCAAGGTGTCGATTTCCTGGCCCTGGCCGGGATTGACCACCATGTCGGTGTTGACCTGCCGAGCCATGCCCTTGGCGATCAGGAAGCCCGGGAAGGACGCGAACATGCCGGCGTCGAGCAACATCTGCAGGCAGGCGGTCAGGGCGCGCTGGGCATTCCCCAGGATGTGCAGGTAGCCGTAGTAATAGAATCCCATGCCGGGCACGAGGCCGTACATGACGTAGCGCTGCCGCGGCGCCATGAGTTCGTCGTCCTCGCGCCAGTTGCGCCTGATTTCGAGGACCTTGCGGCTGGTCTTGTCGATGGTGATGCGATACGGCAGCGGCAGCGCGGTGCGGTCCCAGCGGTCGGGCGCCTCGGCGTCGCCGCCGTCCCAATCTTCGCTTTCCTCCTCGTGCTCGAAGCCGACCAGGTCGAGTTCGGTGTAGCATTCGTAGATGGTGTGCGGGATGTCGCGCGGCTCCTGCGAGGTGCCGTCGATGCCCTCGGCCGCGTCGATGGTCTGCTTGGCGTCGTTGAATTCCTGCACCGGCTGGGTGAGGTCGACGTTGCGCCAGTGACCGGAGACCTGCAGTCGCTTGACCACGGGCTGCCGCATTTCGATGCGCTCGGTGATGCGGCCGGCGTCCGACATGGCGGTGCTGTCGGGGCTGATGATGAGGTTGAGGCCCTTCACCCATTGGCTGACCGGCCGTTTCTTGATCGGGCAGTGGAAGACCTTGCGGAACTCGGTGCCGGTCGGGCCCAGACTGAACAGCATGCGGCTGTAGTCCTGGTAGTAGGAGCGATCCACCACCGTGAGGTAGTGGTTCATGTCCTTCTCCAGCGCCTCGGCGATCTCGCTGCGGCCGACGACCGGCGGGGCTGGATCGTCCCCTTCGATGAGCTCGGGACCGCCATTGTGGCCCGCGCCCGGGGCGCCGGCGGCCGAGTCTGGCGTGATCTGCACCGGCGCCGGCTCGTCATCGCGCACCTTGACGGGGCCAGCCGCGGGCAGCAGTTCCGGCAGCGCCTTGGACCAGAAGCCGATGGCGGCGTCCATGATCAGCGGGTAGCCGACATTGGCCACCCGGCCGGCGGAACCGACCTTGGGGCTGGCGTCCTCCAGCTTGACGCCCATAAGTTCGACGACCTTGGCGACGTTGCTTTCCCAGACCGCGCGGGAGGCGATATCCATCTCGATGCCCTGCAGCAGCCTGGCTGAGATACCGGAAAGGTCGGTCTCGTCCATGTGTTCGGCGAGATTGTCGTCGAAGCTGCCGCGCAGGTGGTTGGGCAGCGCCGGGTCAGGCACGTCGCGCGGCTTGCTGACGGAGGCCTCGCCTTCCGGGCTGATCGAAATGACACGTTCGGCCTCGCGTTGCGCCTGGATCGGCAAGCGCTCCCCGACGGTGTTCGGGTCTTCCCGGAGACCGGTGGGGAACGGGATCGCTGCGAGGCCGCCTGACATTATCTGACCCTCCTGAACGAGGCGGCTAGATGTTTCTCTGCTGCCATTTCTTCGGGGCTTCCTGGTTCAAAGGTGCCCATGCGAATGATGACAGGGGACTCGTCGGGCGCCACTGCCATCCGATGCTTCTGATTCCGCTCAACCTCGAAAATGACGTCGTGGAGAGGAGCCGGAGAGAGAGGGCGCCGACCTTTAGAATAACGCTCCATCAGGTTGCCCTTTCCAGAACGCCGCCCGGAGCCAGCTTGGTCGGCAGGTATTCGTCCAGCCATTGCCGCCAGGCTGCTTTGGATGTCTCTGTCGGCGCATTGTCGGCATTGCCGATCACCACGATCAGGTCGAACCTATGCCCCATGCACGCGCCAAAGATTGGCATCACGTGGGCTGGCGCGAACAGTTTGCGCGCCATGGGGAACACCAAAGGGTCGACAACGATGCAAACCTCTGCCATCAGGTTTCGCCTTCAACGTCGATGAGTTGCGGCTCGCCGCGGGAATCTCTGTCCTGGGGCTGCAGCAGCTGGCCACGGGTGATCTTCGAGACGTCGAAGCTGACCGGCGCCGGCTCGGGGGCGCGACCCAGCACGTGCTCGCCACACCAGTAGTCGTTTGGGACCTGGACGGGGAAGGTGTTGATCAGCGGCGTAGGTGGCCGGCCGGCGAGCGTCGGTGGGGCCAGGCCGGTCATGATCGGCACCGGCGGAAAGCGCCGGCACATGCCGCCCCCTTCGGCGATGCGCACGAAGAAGCGGCAGGAGGCGCACTCGGGAGCGGCGGCGGGCTCGATGTCGGCCATGCTCTGGTTTTTCCTTTGTGGCTCAGAACGACGAAAGCGGCGTTCGGGCCCAATTATTCGGGCCGGTGCACACGTAGAAATAGTTCACATCCCACGTGATGTCGCCGGCAGATCCAGGAGACGTCGATGTCGCGGGCGGCACTGCGGATATGTTGAATTGCACCAGGCTTGAGACGCGATCGACCTCGACTGCGAACTGAGCCGCCCCGCCGATCAGCATGGCCAGTTTGTTGAGAGCGCGGTCGTAAGTCAGAAAGTCGGTCGCATCGAAAGCGATGATAGGATCGCCGGCAGAAATAACGATGTAAAAATTGTCATCTATCTCAAACTCCGGGGCCACCACGCGGTCACGGGTAGCAATCGGCACACCGATGACGTTGGTCCCGTCGCAGTAGGTCCAGTACCAGAACCCGTCCGCCGGCAGCGTGATCGTGGTGCCAGCGCCAGTGGTCAGTACGACGCTGCTGCTGTCGCTCGTGGCATTGGCGAACAGGCCCAGCTTCGGCACGCTCGGTACCGTCACCGTGCAGGTGCCACCCGGCGTGCCGGTGAACTTGATGATCTGATTGCGCGCCTGGTCGGCCGCGCCATTGGCCGTGGTCAGGCTCTGCGTCAGGCCCGTCAGCGCCACGCTGGACAGCCCGGTGATTGCCGCCTCGATCAGCGTCATGTCGGCATTCAGGATGCCGCCCCAGACATTCCGCACCGCCGGATTTCCCGGAACCGGCTCGCCCAGCCGCAGCGAAGTCGTGTAATTCGTGCCAGACATGGCGCTTTCCTAGACGTTGTACAGAGGCTTTCTCACGCCACGGTAACGCTTCCGCTCCTGATCTTCAAACTCAACCTCCTCGCGGAGCAGGGCCTGCCCGTTGTCGCGCAGGAACCGGATGGCCTGTGAGACCGTGTCGGTCAGGTCGTCGTGGCGCGCTTTCGGGAAGGTCGACACCTCCTCGATGACCATGTCCGCGAACTCGCGGTCCGGCGCCCAGATCAGGCCCTCGGCAAAGATCGCATCCGTCGAGCGTAGTCGGCCGACCTTGTCCCCCTTCGGGATGATGGTCAGCGTCCGCCAGTCCCGCCGGCCGAAGATGCGCACGATCTCACTCGCCACGTGCGCACCGGAGGCCTTGTCCTCGATCAGCAGGTGGTCGACCTTGTGCTCGCGGCATAGCGCGCCGATCTCCTGCGTCGTCTCGTGCGTCGTCGCCCGGCCCCGCCAGGCGAACTTGAGCATGAAGTTCAGCCGGTCACCCCGCATGAAGGCGCCCCAGATCGTCATGGCGTTGTAGCTGTTGCGGGCGATGTCGGCTCCCGAGTTGGCGAGGTCGCAGGAGGCAACGATGAAGTTGAAGTCGGGGAAGGCCGGCTGGTCCCACAGCCGCCACCACTCGGACTTGATGATGCCGCCGCCGCGGGGGCTCGGGATCTGCTGGAACTGCGACGCCACGGCGAATGGACCCATGGTGCGCTCCTCGCGCGCCACGGTGACCTCTGGGAAGCGGGCATCCCAATAGAGCTCGCCATCTTCCGTGCGGGGATCCTCCCAGCCGATCTCGGTCGTGCAGTGCCGGTCGGGGTCATAGCGCATGGGGATGCAGAGGTGCACCCAGCCATCGGGGTTGGCCAGGATGGCGCCGCTGATGTCGTCGCTGTGGACGCGCTGCATGATGACGATGAAGACCGACTTGACCGGATCGTTCACGCGGGTCGGGATGACCTCGTTCCACCACTGCAAGGCGGTCTCGCGGACCAGTTGAGAGTCGGCGGACTGGATACTGTGCGGATCGTCAATGAGCAGGTAGTCGCCGCGCTCGCCGGTGGCCATGCCGGTGACCGACGATGCGATGCGCCAGCCCATTGAAAGGGTGTCGAATCTTTCAGAGCTATCGATCTTCGGGTTGACCTGGACGATGTGGCCCCAGAGGCGCTGGTATTCGGCGCTGCCGATGATGGTGCGGCAGCGGCGCAGGTCGCGAATCGTTAGCGTTTCAGAATATGCGAAGGTCAGGAAGCGGTGGTCCGGCCGCTCTTTCGGGCCCCAGAGCCACGCCGGGAAGAACACGCTCACGATCAGGCTCTTGGCCGCGCCCGGCGGCACGTTGATGAGCAGGCGCGTGATGCGTCCGTCGACGGTGGCTTCGAGGTGCTCGCACAGGGCCTCGATGTGCCAGCCTTCGACGAACTCGCGGCCGGGCTCAAGCAGGGACCAGAAGTGGCGGATGAAATCGAGCAGGCTGCGCCTTTGTGCCTCGCGCAGCAGTTCGTCACGCAGCCCGGTCATGTCCTGGCCAGCGATGGCCTGCGCGAGAACGGCGAGATCGGTGCTCATGCTCTATCCTCGCCCGCCGCGGCTCTGGACTTCAAGGTCCCCTCGGCCCCGCGAACGAATCGCAGCCGGGCCTTGGGGCGGTAGCGGTTTGTCCTGGCTCTCGCGCAAAGATGCCGATTCGATGTGCCAAGGCCATGGGGCCGCTGCCGGTGGTTACCTGAGAGGCACGTATGCCTTGCGTACATGAATTTGGCAGTACGGCCTGCCGTCGGCGCTTTCGGCTCCGCAGAACCTGAAGCTCGGGGTGCCCGGCTCGCCGAACGGCCACTGGCCGGGCCGCTTCACGACGGCGGGCTGCGGCGGCCGGGGCGGGGGCTTCGGCGTCTTGGCCATGACCTCTGCTCCGGCCTGCACGAGCTAGTCCGCGGCGTCGCGGGCCGGCGTGACCGGCTCGACGACGACGGGCTTGCGGGGCTTGGACTCGGCGCGCAGGGCAACGCAGGTCACGGTCGCCTTGGCGCTGGTGATGTCGTGCGCGGTCATGGCGGCCTCGAAGTCGACCAGGAGGGGATCGAGCTTGGCGATTAGGCGGGACTGCTCGCGCTTGTCGTCGGTTGCGGGGATGGTGATGGCGATGCGGATTTCGGAGGGCATGTTGGGCCTTTCGGTGTTCAGACGGTGTGGGTGCCTTCGACGCCTCAGCGCATGCGGGCGAGGGTGCGCTGCTGCAGCCAGTGCATCACCTCCTCGATATGCGTCAGGGCGCAGGCATTTTCCTTGCAGGAGAACGGTCCATTCTGAAAGGACCGCAGCCGGTCTGCGACGATGGCGAGGAGGACTTCCTGCGTGACGCCATTCACGCCAGCCTCTGGTATCGTCCCGTTTTGGAACAGGACGACAAGCGGTTCGCCTTGCAGATCGTCGACATCGGATGGATTGGTGGAGACGTCGAAGCCGCCAACCACGTAGCGGTGGTTCGCACCGCCGGCTCCAGGCTGATCAGTGGCTTCGATGGTGAGTTTGTCATTCGCCGGGTTGACGATGTGCTCGGTTAGGGCGCGGGGCATGGCGTTTCCTTCAGGGTTGGTGGGGCAGGCGCCCCGGGCGTTGGGCACGATCCTGGCGCGCGTTCCAGCGGTGGATCGCGACCAGCATGAGGATGGCGAGCACCGGCATGAGCACCAGGCCGGCCACGATGGCGGTGTCGGTCACGGCCGGCCGAACACGAAGCGCCGGCGCGCGGGCGACGTCGGGCTCGACCAGGCAGTGAAGACGAGCGCGAGGAGGGCACGGCGGGTCATGCCTTTACCACCCAGCGCTCGAACTCGTCAGGTTGCCCGCGGTTGACGACCTCGACTGTCGCGCAGCGGCGAAGGTCGTCCCGCATCACGGAACCGCCACGCAGGAAAGCATGGACCACGCGCTGCTGGGCAGTCATGAAGGCGAGCGCGCCAGCGGCATCGAATGGCGGGTTGATGCGCACCTCGCTGTAGCCGGCGATCTGCTGCGTGATCATGCCTTCGCCTCCCAAAGCGAGCCCTTTGGCCCGCACATGCCGAGGTGGGTCTGGCGCTGCACGGCGCAGCGATGGATGCCTCGCTGGAGCTCCTCGCCGGTGACCAAGTCGTAGACCGGCCCGTTGAGTTGCGGCGCGGTGCAGTAGTGCTCGATGCCGGATCCCAGGCTGCTGCGCACCGGCACGACCTGCTGCACGGAGTTGCACCAGCGGCAGTTGATGCAAAAGGGAGGCCTGTCGCTCACCGGGGCAGCGCGCCTTGCGGCGTGAATGGCCAGAGCTTCGGTGGGAAAAGCGGGTCGAACCCGATGACATCTGAAGCCTTCGCAGCGAGCACGGGGTTCAACTGCTCGACCTGGATCTCGCCAGCGCCCCCCTCAGTGTGCACCATGGCCAACCGCACCGCCTCCTTGGCGCTTGCACCCGCGGCCAGGGCACCGAGCATGAACGCCTCGGCGGCGCCGAGCACGTGGTACGGCGCTTGTAATGCGAAGGGCAGCCACTCCTCGTCGTAGCGTGTCACGCCGCCGTCGGCATGGACAATCAGCGCCTGGAAGCCATCGCCGGCCTTGACCGCCTCGCGCTCGCCTTTCCCGCCGGCTTCCAGCCATTCATGGAACCTCGCGATCACACCGGAAGCACCAGCGCAGACGACCAGCGCGCCAGCCATCAGCGGGGAGTTCAAGCGCCTGATCTTCTTGTTGTGGCCGGTTATGACGCGGCCGCCGGCGCCCCAGGTCGCACTATCGGCGGCCACCACTCCGTCTCGATACGCCACCAGCGTCATGCCTGCCTCCACCAATTGCTGTGGAAACTTACGCGCAAAAGTTGACAGCCGCAAGCCGTGCGCAAAGAAAAACCCCCGGCGCGGATTGAACCACGGCCCCGGGGGCTGCCAAGCGGCAAAGTCTGATAGATGAGGAAACATGCGCCGTTCACACGACCGCGAGCACTCAGCGCCGTGCCGGCGTGGCGCGTCAAGCAGTTTGCGTGGCGTCGCCCTTCTTCCCCTTGGTGCCCTTGTCGTCGGGGGCCGGCGCCGCGGCAGCTTCGAGGGCAGCAACGCGCGCTTCGAGCGCAGCGACATGCTCGTGCACCCAGACTGCCACGGCCTGCACGCCATGGTCAGCAAACTCTGGCAGTTCGATTCCCGGCATCTCGGTCTCCTGTTGAGCGCCGTCGCACTGCGCGCCAGCGGTACTCGGTTCGGCTTATACCCCAGGCGGCCAGGCAGTTGCGAACGGTCTGTGGCGCGCAGCCGAGGTGGCCGGCGATGCGCCCGAGCGGCCATTTGCCGCGGTAGCGCCAAAGCACATAGGCCTGTTCATCGGCCGTCAACCTCATCCTCGATGCTCGCCGGCGATCCGGTAGACCTCCTCCAGAGCCGCGCGCTTCATGGCGTTCCAGCCAGCCGCGCCGAATCGCTCTTGCCAGCGCGCGCTGACGCCTTCCCACAACTGCCTGTACGGCGGCCACTCTGCCATGAGGCGATCGTGCCTCAGTTCGAGATCAGCCTCTCTCATGTCTGGTCCGGGCGTCGGCATGCTGTGCAGCGTACCTATTATATACTGTGGGTCGGCGCGGGCCGCCCGACGACGATGGTGAAACCCTGGATCGCCGCCGCCTGCAGGATCTGCTGCAGCGCTTCAGGTGCGCCGCTGCTGACGGAGGGACGCAGCGGCAATGGGCACGATTGCCCTTGCTCGTCGACGACGCGAAGGAGCGCGATGCCCAAGGCGCCGGCCGCCGCGTGGGCGCGCTCGTGCGAGATGAACACCGTCTTCAGCGCCTTCTCAGGAGCGCGCTCGTCGTCGGCGTGCACCCAGGAAGTGCTCATGTGCGCCACGGGAGGCTCCGGCTCCGGCACGATCGACTGCCCGGCCCGCAGCCGGCTCAGTTCGTCGGCGGTCAGAATGCCGTCGGCGTAGGCAGCGCGCCCCTGCGAGTTCACGCCAGGATCGAGGCGCCAATCGTAGGTCACACGCCGAAATGACGTGCCGAAGATCAAGGCGTCGTGGATGTGCTGCTCGTCCGATTTCTCGGCAGGCTCATGCAGGTCGAACAGGCTTGTGGCCGCCTCATGCCGCCAGTACGCCGCCCACCACGCCGGGAAGTCGTCCTTGCTCACAGAGGACCGGCTGGCGATGCGGGCGTCGAGCTCGGCTCGGTCGCGCCTGGCACGCACTAGGCGCTCATGAGCCCGGTCGCGGGCCCACTTCTCCGGGCAATATTCGTAGTCGAAGTCGTGGTGCGACTGGCAGGTAGGGCACCACATCATGCCGCGCTCTCCTTCCGCCGCTGCAGTGCCTGCACATTCGCCAGCGTCAGTAGCACGGCCTCCATCACCGAAATCTCCTCGGCGGCCTGGCGCTCGGTCATCTTCCCGTTCTCGACCCACCGCGGGTACACCCGCCGGCGCATGCTGAGTTCCCGCCGCACCGCTTCCACCTGCCGCTCGAGCGAAACGCTGTCGGGCAGGCCGCCGAACAGGTCGCTCATGCCGGCACGCCCCGGCTCAGCACCATCACGCGCACATCGTCCAGCCACGTCCAAGGCCGCAGTGCATTCTCGGCCGTCGGCGCCGCATCGGCCACGCGCCACACGAACGCGATCTTGTCCTGGTGCCAATACCACGGCTTGCCCTCCCCACTCAGCGCAATCGACGTGTAATCGCCCCAGATCGGCGTGCCTGGCGTCGGTTCATGCCAAGGCCGCCAGCCCATCATCGAGCAGCACAGCGCCGTCAGAGCCTCGTGGCGCGGGCTCATGTCGGAAGCCCAGCCGCGAGCCGGTTCCGCTCAGCGTCCGTGAGCTCGCGCTGCTGACTCGGAACAGAGCACGGCGCCATGCCAGCCAGCCGCGTGAGTTGCTCGGGCGTGAGCGCGGTCTGCTCTCCAAGATTGCCGCCCCGCGCTTCCACGAGGCTTTTCCAGTCCTGCGTCACCACGTAGCCAGGGTGCAGCAGCAGCAGCGCCGCAGCCTTCACCGCCGGGTCCTTCGTCTCGTGCGCGATCTTCAGCGCCTCAAGCGCCTGGGCCGGCGTCAGCCGAGGCTCGGCGTGAACGATCTCCATGCTCAACTCCTGTCCAATATCGTGTAAACATCTTCACACGAAACGCTGGACAGCGCAACGCCGCCGTGCCATGAAAACAGCGCTGCCGGCGAGTTAGCTCGTGATCGCCGCCTATCCCGCGAGGTCATCGGGGCAGCTGGAGGCGCGGCGGGGCGCTCGACACCACCCTCCCCCAGGAGGTCGGGCGCCCTAGCCCCGCACAGCAAAACGGGCCGCCGAAGCAGCCCGTCTTACCCCCAGACGCAGCCCCCGTGACGTTCAGGCAGCGAGCGCAGACAAAGCAGCAAGCTGCGCAGCGCTCGCCGGAGCAGAACCGTCAGAAGCAGAAACCAGCGCCGTGGCAATCGCGCCAGCCAGCATCGCCTTGCTGATCTGCGGCGACACGCCATCGCCAAGCGCCACAATCACCTGCAGCTGAACATCCGTGGCGCCAGCATCACGGGCCGACTGGATGGCGGCAGCGAATGCAGCAGGATCGACATTCACCGGCGGAGCAGTCGGGTCGTCGCTTTTCAGCGTCGTCGACATGCCGCGGATCCGGCTGATCAGGTCGTCGAATGCCGCAGCATCCCCCGTGGACAAGGTCCCCTGCGCCGCTATGGCGTCCTTCAGCTGCTGCATTTCCGTCGCGATATCGGTACTCAGATCACCGAGAGCAGAAAGAACCTCCGCAATCTTGGAGCCAACAGTTGCCGACATTTCGATTATCCTCCTGATGATGACGTGCTGGTGCTCATGAACAAGCCCGAGAAGACCGTCAATGCCCGCCAGCCGATCAAGTATCAGCCCGAGCAGTTGCCGCTCGCTCATCTGATCGCGGTGCATCGAACCCTCCCATCCTTGGGCCGCACCCTTTAACCACGCCACCACCCCGCTGAGCAGCCCGCGAACCACCAATCCCACCTTCGTGATCACCCAACCACCGCAAACGCTCACCACATTGTGATCAGCGAGAGCCCGCCGGAACACCCTCAATCGCCCGCACAGCAGCCTCCCAACCATCCTCGCCGCGCCAAATCGGAGCCGGCCCACGCGAATCGTCCGCCGCCCGATACACCACAAAGTTCCGCAAAGCCCCGCTCGCGCCGAACCGCCACCGCACCGGGTGGACCAAATCGTTCAACTCAAACAGCCGATGCGGACCGTCCTCAGCACCGCGGTGATCGTCCACCCACGTCTCACAGCGTGCCGGAGGAACAGGCACACCACGGGCCTCACACGCCGATCGCATCACCTCGTCGATCATCAAAACCCCCAATTTCCCGCAAATTTTCGGCGCCAAGCTGTACGCACACCACAGGTCCGTTCGTCTCAACGCACGAGACGCGATCTCCAGTTTTCATGGCGCGCGCCGCAGACGGCATACGAGAAATTGGAGCCGGCCAGGGGGGGCTGCCGGGGGTCGCGTGCGCATCCATGCCCGCCCTGACCCGCCGGCCTCGGCCTGACCAACTCGGATCGCATCGGCCGGCCGCGCAATCGCCTCGCCGTATGTGATCACCACACTGTACAGTCAGCGCACCGCGTTCAAACGGTCGTTTGCTGATGCAGTGCGACATTGGACAGCCGCACTATCAACGACTTAGCTCGCCGATCCGTCGATGGTGGGTGGTTCGTCCGATGCTGGCTCTGGTGCTGGCACGAATGCGCCGCTGTCCAGGATCGCCCGGAGCGCGGCCAGCTGGTCGGCACTGAGGCGGGCCAGATCCAGGGTCATGGCGGGCGGTGCGGTGGGAACGAGCTCGGTCACCTTCCCGGCGCCTCGGTCGAGCACGGCTTGAGCGGCGACGACGCGGACGCGGCCGTCTTCGGTCGGATCGGACATGATGGCGATCAGGGCTTCCATCGCTTCGACCGTCTTGCTGGCGGCCAACTGCCGCATCGCCGTGACTTTGCCCTGCTTCCCGGTCGGGTTGCCGGACTGCCCTGGCTGCCACATCCGCAGGTTCTCGATCCGACCACTGCGCGCGCCTGTGGGCGCAATCGGCCCCGGCACACTGTCAGCGGCCTCCTCGCTTGTGGTGACCGAGCGACCATTGACCGCGTTTGAGCCGTCCTGTTGACCGTACGCGGCCTGATCATTGACTGGCGGGTGTTCGGCCTGGAGGGCGGCTGACATGGGCTGTACGACCCCTTGATTGACCGGGGGACCCTATTGCGGTGGAGGGCGGTGCTGCAACCTCAGAGCGTGGTTGGCGTCTAGCGCCTTTGCCCTGCACCTTTCATCGCGCTGCGCTTCGCTTAGACCGCGCGGCGGATTTCAGTGCTTTGATTGTGCCCCCTTCCTACGTTTCCCCCGCTGCTTCGGTGGTTTGCGGGTTTGGAGTTCGGTTGCGGCTGCGTCTCGCATGTGGCGGAGGAGAGCCGGGGCGCCTTTGCGGTGGGCGTCGATGCGATGCTCGGGTGAGTTCAGGATGGCGAGGAGTTCATCGTAGGAGCGGGCTTTGACGAGTTGTCGGGCTACAACCTCGGGATCGTCTGGCCTGAGTGCGTGAGGATCGAGGAGGCGGGTTGGCGGTGGTGTGATTTGGTTCGGGTCTGGTTGGCCACGCAGATTGAGAGCGCGCTGGATCCAGAGGCTACCTGTCCGGTTGATGCCGGGCCTGTATGCATTGATGAGCCACCGAATAGCGCGTCGGATGCGCCACACTTCCCAATTGGCCGGGATTGGATTGGGCTTGGTTTGCTGGTCGATGCGATCGGCAGCGAGGGAGAGAAGGGCGCGCGGGATTTTCAAGACACAGTTCCCCATTGAAGCGAGAGGGAAACGCGCCCCAGGCGGCCTTCGGTTTGACGGGCGGGGCCACATTCGGAGGAGCATGTCACCATGCCGACCTGTCCGCGCCGCTGGTTCCACAGCCGGTTGGTCCCGTCTAACCTAGAACCCCTGGCTGTTAGCTTATCGGAGTGACTACCGACGCGGCTTGACTTCCGGGCCTGCCAGCCCTTAATAACGTCCGCGCCGGACGATTTAGGGCCGCTTGGGTTCCGCCAGCAGCCTAAAAGGAAGCCCCACCAGATGCAAGTCTGGTGGGGTTTCTCATTCTAGAGCCCAGCTTGCGCCGGGCCTGAGAGCTTGGGCTAGCGGTGCGCGGCCTTGAGCCTTCTGACGTGGCGACGCCAGCCTTTGGAGCGGCGAGGCATGCCCGGCCAGCGCTTGGGATCTGCGATGCGAGAGAACTGGAAGGGCGTGGTACCGGGCTCCGGGTTGGGCACGCGCGTCACCTTAAACCACTCGACGTGCGAGAAGGACGGGCCCACGGCGAAATCCATGGCCGCGAAGGGCTCCGGCGTCTCGTTCACAGCCATTGGAGCACGTCCGCTTCGAGCAACTCGGCGATGTCGGAAAGGTGCGCAGCGGTGCAGGGCTGGAGTTGCAAGCGGCTGTAGATGTCGCGGCGCGTGCGCTGATCGGCGCCGGCGAGTTGTTGAATGGCTTGGCCGAGCGCGTTGTCCTTTGTGCGGCCTGCGCCGTAGAGCTTGGGCCAGGAGTAGCCATCGTCTAGGACCGCCACGAAGCCGGCCGGAGCCTCGCCGAGCGCGTGCACGACTGCGGACTGGCAGGGCTTGAGGAAGCAGGAGCACAGGGCTTCCGAGTGGCGCAACTCGGCGCAGGCATTGCGGACCGACTGAATGGACGCGCTCACGTGCGCAACCCCAGAGCGGCGCGGCGATCTGCTTCGGTGAGCACCTTGTTGCACGCGTGGAGGACGTCCCAGGCTGAGCGCGGCACGTCGACGGTCCACATGATGCCGTAGCGGCGGCAGAGGTCGCGGAAAGCTTCAATGGCCTGCTGCTTGGTCATGCCACGAGCTCCCGGACGATTTTGAATTGCGGCGTGAGCCCGTAGTCCCAGGCTTCGAGCTCCGCCGTGCGCAGGAGCCGGGCCTTGTGTTCGTCGGCCTCGGCCTTTGTCTCGTGCGTGCCCTGCACCAGCCAGCCGCACGCTTCGCAGGATCCTTGCCGGGCGAGCCACGCGTTGAAGCGATAGACCACGTATTCATGCTGGCCGCTCATGCTGCAATTTCCTTTGCGAGAATGCGGCGCATACGGTGCGCGTCGCCAGCGATGCCACCATGGTTGCGCAGCGAGCGCACCAGATCGGCCCGCCACGTGTCGAAATGCGCTTCCAAGGCCGCGATAGCGCCGGCCCGGTCAGTATGCCACGTGCAGCGATTGGAGCCCCACACGGGCGAGACACCGACGGCGAGCACATGCTTGCCATCCTGGCTGGCGGTTGGTGAGTCGGCATAGTCGAGGAAATAGCCGACGCACACCTTGACCGGCCAATGCGGCATGGTGAGCCACGCGCGATCGGACGCGGCCGGGTTGGCGCGGTCCCACACTGGCGCGCTCATGCTGCGGAATCCTGATTGGAGGCGTGGTGCGGGGTCGCGGTTTCAACCCAGCCTCGGCCGACGACGTACCACCCGCCGCGCAAGACCTCGGGACTCTGGCGCAGCGGGTCATCCGCCGCGATCACGCCATAACGGGCCGGATTCGCTTCAAGGTGGGCCCAGCTTTTGAGGTGTTCGGCGAGGCGCCAAGCGTTGAAGGCATCCAGGAGATCCTGCGACACAGGCTTGTGGCTGTGATGATAGCGCAGGAGGTTCACGCCGTGCGGCGCATCCTGCCGACCCTGCTCGTTGAGGTGCTGCATGTAGTAAGGTTCGAGCGAATGAATGGAGGCGTACTCCATTTCCGCCTGCTGCTGACCATCGAATACCTTGAAGTAGACGTGGCCCATGCCGGAGCACGTCCACGCGAACCGATAGGCGTTCACGCGAGGACGCTCCCGAGTGCGCCGAGCATGGCGGCGGCTTTGTCGAGGGTGTGGAGCGCGACGAGCTCGTTGGCTTCGGCAGCGGCATCCTTGGCGGCTTGCGCGATGATGTCGAGCCCGCGCGCGTATTGCGTGGTGCTGATAAACTCGGGGGGCTCGCGGCCCGTGAGGTAGCGCCGGTCGAGCGCGTCGGTTGCGGTTTCGACCCAGGCTTCGATGCGGCGTTCCGGGAGGGGCATGACGGTTTCCTTTCAAGCGGCAGCGTATTCGATGGTGGGCAACACACCCTGAAATTCTGTTTCGATCTTTGTGCACGGGTGCAGGCCATGCAGCCGCTTGAAATGCCGAGCCGCGCGCATGCGACCCTGTTTTGCAAGGGTAGCGTCATCCATGAGCACGCCATCCTTGAGGGGCAGCGCGATATCATCGGCGATCTTGCCATACCGGCAGACGAACCATGCGACTTGAGCGGTCATTGGCGGTTTCCTTGGGCCGGCCATGATCGCCCTATGCGATCCCATCCCGGCGAGCGCACCCTGGCACACGGTCAACGATTGGTCAATAATAATAGTTGACCGATTACGCACGCTGTGCCAACGTCCTGCTACCGGCACAGACCGGCCAACAGAGGAACAGGCAAATGCAAGCAATGCTTTCAATAGTTCAGGCGCAGTACGAGACGCGGCCGGGCAGCCACACAATGGAGACTTCACGTTTCCTCATTGGTGCAGGCGCAGAGCATCCCGCGCGGCACGTCGAGGTGAAGACCTTGGACGGGCTCCGTGCGCAAGTTGGCAGCTATGGCACCGAAGTTGCCGCCGCACTGCCCGACCTATCCTTTCGTGTCTATGTGCGAGTGGCGAAGGGATCGCGGAAGTTGCCGGGATTCGATGCGATGGAGCGCGCCGACTACTTCGGCGGCAAGGCTTGGATGCGCACCGTAGCGCGGGAGGTCTGAGCCATGCGCAACCATTCCGACCCCACCGACTGGCTTCCGATTGCGAGCACGAAGGACAACCGGCGCGTGCGGCTTGAGCGGAGGACGGCACAGCGCCGCGCCCGCTGGGCCGCAAAGCAGGGGCGGAGGGTTGCGCAGTGAGCAAACGCAGCCCCGAATACATGGCAGCCTATCAGGCGCATGCAGTCACTGTGCCCGAGCTCCACCGCTTGGAGAAGATGGAAGCCGACGGCGAACTGAGCCCGGCCGACAAGTCCGAGCTTCAGGCCCTGCGCCTCTACCGCGCGGCGATCTGGCGGCGCATTTCGGCGAACGCCTGACGCACACGGCAGGGGCGTTGCGGCGCCCCTCTCGCGTGCGCCAGTGCACGGCAACAACGAGGAACGGCAAATGACCCGCTTCACCCTGACGATCGACTGCGACAACGCCGCGTTCATTGAGACGGAATACAGCCGCGACGAGGAACTGAAGCGGATCATTCGCAAAGCGCTGGTCGACCTGGACTATGAGAACGAAGGTATGTGTCTGGACATCAACGGCAACCGCGTGGGCGAATGGCGCATCAGCGAAGGGGAGGGCTGAGCGATGAGCACCACCCTTCCGCGCGTCCTGCAGCCCAAGGACAAGGACTACGCCTTGCGCATGCCAGACGGCCCGCTGTTCAGCGTCACCGCGGCCCTGGTGCGCTTGGGCGTGCCTGCCCATGGCAAGCCGCCGCACGACTGGCACGACACGAGCGACCGCTGGCTTGTCGTGGTGAAGGTGCAGCCGGCCGCGACACAGCCCGCCGTGGGCATGATGGAGTTCGATTACTGGACGGGCGTGGGCAATCGTGCCCACCCAGGCTGGCCGCCGGTCGAGCGGGGCCTGAAGCCCGGCACCGTCGCGCAGCACGAGCAGGAGGAGCGCAAGGTGCCCGTGCACCCTGACCTGCGCTCGATCCTGACCTGCATTTGCAGCGATTGGGATACGGCCGTGCAACTGCCGCCGGGCGATGCCGAGGCGATGGACTACTTGCAAGACGAGTTTGGCAACGAGCAGAAGGCTTCGGACCTGCTGCGGCTGGTGCAGGCCCTGCGCACCATGCAGCGCAAGGTTGAGACGATGCTGCGCGGCGCCAACGTCAAGCCTGCTGACTTCGCGGCCTGGTGCGCGGAGCTCGACGCATGAGCGCCATACGCTGCCTGCGCGCGATGCCTGGCGCCCCGCACGTCTGGCACGTGCGCGGGCGTGCGCGGGCCGGAGGCGGGCGCACGAGCGTTTGCGTCTACACGGCCGCGCCGCTGCAGCCGCGAGCCTGGGCGGACGCCTGGGCGGACCACTCGACGTGGCTCGACATCAAGCAGGTGCTGTACGTTGGCGAGGGCGTGGCATGAGCGAGCACACACGCGAGACGATGCCGCCGGTGCCTCCTGGCATGGTGCGTCTGGCCAACTATGGGACAATCACCCCGGGCCTATATGCCGATATCACCCCGCTTGAGCAGGGGACAGGCGATCTGCACGGCTGCCCCATCGTGCGCCTTCAGCATATCACGCGCGGCTATGTGGTGGCCGGATCCTGCTGCCGCTGGGATGAGGCGTGTTGGTCCGTGCAGTGGGACGACAACAGCAACAACACCACGCACGGCAAGCGGTTCAAGATCGAGCACGAGGCCGAGGCGCGGGCATATTATGCCAAGCTGACGGACCCCCAGGCGGTGAGCGCGCGGCGCCAGCATGACGCGATGATGGAAGACACCGTCTACGCGCCAGCCCGTGCGGAGCGTGCGGCGCGGTTGGCAGCCCATGCCGAGGAGGAGCGGGCACGCAAGGATGCGCGTCGGCGCGCACGGAGGATCGCGGCATGACGGCGCGCGAGTGGCTCAACGTGCTGGCGATCCTCAACAGCATCGACGAGGTTCCAGGGATGCCGGTTCCTTCGATGGCACCGCCGGGCGAGGGGCGCGCCTATATCGCAGCACAGCAGCGTCGGTTTCGTCGCGATCCTGTCGCCTACTTGCGCGGCGCATCGGATGCCGAGGAAATTGCGATCTGGGCCGAGGTTGAGCGTCGGCTGGCGGGTGGAGCATGATGACCGCCGAGCGAGACATATTCGGCGAGGCGCCCCGACGCTGGGAATATCAGGCCGGCAAGCGCGCGTTCGCTGCGGGAATCCCCTTCGATGCAGATCGGCCGGCGCCGTGGCAGTGGGGATGGGAAGATGCGCGCGATGCAACCGCCCAGCCGGAGCTTGACCTGTGATCGCGTGCACCCGCTGCGGCGGCGAGTGGGCGACCGATCCGCGGCGCGGCGTGCGCTGCCCCGTGGTGTCGTGCGCGAGCGAGCCCGGCGAGGCGTGTTGGCGCCCGCCCACGGCCCGGCACCCTGCGGCCTACCTCGCATCAGTCCACGCCGAGCGAGAGGCCCAGGCGGTCAAATGCGGCCTCCTGCGAGCCTGTCCCGCGCTGACCTGGTCGAACCGCCACGAAATGCGCGCCGCCTACCACTGCGACGACCCGGCGCCGCGCGGCTACCAGCTTCCCCTGCTTTGAAAGGAACCCCATGCAAGTCGTAGTCACCCTGGACCTGGCCGCACTCAGCGCCGGCATCCCAGCACACGAGGCCGCAAGCCGCATGCTGCGCGAGCTCTGCGCCCGCATGATGGCCGACGAGGAGATCGACCCGCAGCGCCTGCGCATCACCAACGGCGCGGGCGTGGACCTGGCCACCGTGGCGCTGCACGAGCCGGCGCGCATCCTCGTCGGCGACGAGGTGCACATCAAGCGGCGGGGCGCGGCGTGGCCGGGCGAGGAGCGCGCATGAGCCGGCGCCAGCGCCCCAACTTCCTGCGCAGCATCACCGCGGCGCACATCAACGGCGAGGACGCACTCTCCGTGCGGACCCCGCTGCTGACGATCTCGGTGCGGCGAGGGCTCACGGGAACAATAACCGTCGCTGTGCAGCCCCACGGAGACGACGTGGAGATGACGTTCCGTGCCGACGGCGACGCGGTCCTGGTCACGGCCGGGCCGAAGGAGGCGGCATGACCTTCACCGGAGAATATCCGCCCGAACCTTCGCCCGCTCCGGTCAAACTGTGCTGGGACTGCAAATGGCGAAGCCGGTGGCTGGCCAAATGCCGCGCGCCGCAAAATATGGACATCGACCTTGTGACCGGCTTGCCAGTGCCCCGCGTGGTCTTTTGCGCCAATCAACGGCAGGCCACGGATTACACCAAAAATCCCTTGCTATGCGGCCCTGAAGGCAAGTGGTGGATGCCCCGCAAATGACCCGCACCACGCCACTCACGCCCGAAGAACTGGCGCGTATGGCGCAGCTATGCCGCATCATCGAGACCCTGTTCCTGCCAAGCGCCTGGTATCTCCAGGAACAGTTGCTCGACATGCGCTCAATCGCGGCCGAGTTGCGCCGCATGTTCAACCTCCCGGAGGACCCATGGAATTCGCCGAACTGATCACCTACAAACTCGGCCAGCGCGGCGCCGAGATCGTGCTGCGCGACGGGCTCCAAGCCGTGCCGATCGGACACTTCAGCCCCGGCGCCGATTGCGCAGCCCACGCGCAGAAGATCGTCCCCGAGATCCTGCCCGCGCTCGCGCTGCTCGACAGCCTCGTGGTCGAGGTCGACATGACCTACCCGGCCAAGAAGCTGACCGAACTGGCGATCGACTGGCCGGACCTGCACAACATCGTCAAGGAGGCGCGGGCGCTGCTGAAGCGGGCGGGGGCGGCATGAGCCAGCGTTCCCGAGAGATCGATGCCCTTATCAGCAAAATGCGCCGGGGGATTCGAGCCGAACCCGCGGCCGGCGTAGTGATTGGTACGCTGCACATCCACGACGGCACTGTGGATATCGCCGTGGGGGCAGAAGGGTTTTCGCCGATGCATTGGGTGGCCCTCGGCGATGCCGCCCTGGAATGGGCCCATAAGCGCCTAGCGGCCCTGCCAGGAGACAATCGCGACCACCTGATGATGATTGAGCGGGCGCGGACTGCTCTCGATTTCGAGGAGTACACGCGCCAATGATCCTCACCCTGGACCGCACCGCCGGCACGATCTGCGGCGGAGGCGTCGTGGCGCAGGTCTATCTGGACGGCGAGCCTATCGTGAACTGGTGCCGGCAAGCCCTGGTCGAAGGCTACGAACTCCACGGCCGCACGCTCGAGATGTGGGACCGCGGCTGCGACATGGGCGCCAACTACCGGCGTGACTACGGCATCCTGTGCCTGACGGTGCAGGACGCCCAGCGCTTCATGAGCCCGGCGCCGAAGCCGAAGAAGGGGAGGAAGAAGGCATGACCGACCGGCCGATCATATTCAGCGGGCCGATGGTCCAAGCCCTGCTCGCCGGCAGGAAAGGCATGACGCGGCGGTTGCTGAAGCCGCAGCCTCACAAGCCGGATCAAGATATGGCTGGGTGCCGGTGGCGGTTCACGTCCGGCTACAAGACCACGAAGGCCAATCCTCCATGGATGGAAGCTGTGCGGCCTGCCGTCTATGGGAACGAGATTGTCGTCGCGCCGCGTCGCGTTCCCGCTCGGATCGGCGACCGCCTCTGGGTGCGCGAGCAATTCGTTTTCCAGCAATGGCACGGCAAGTTCGTGGGCATCGACTACTGCTCCGACAGCGGCTCGCCTTACCTCACCTACCGCATCCCGCCGGCAGGCGCACAGATCAAGCTCAGCACGCGCCACGAGAAAAAGCAGCCCTCCATCCATATGCCGCGCTGGGCCAGCCGCCTGACCCTCACCGTGACTGGCGTGAAGGTGGAGCGGTTGCAGGAGATCAGCCGGGCTGATGCGATTGCCGAAGGGTTGTCATTGGCAAGCGCAAATATTGAGGAATTCTTCCGGTGGCCCGCGCCGCACGCTGCACATCTATGGCTCTCTCCTATCGCTGCCTATGAGTGGCTTTGGAACTCCCTCCACGGCCCCGACGCATGGGCAGCCAACCCGTGGGTGGTGGCCGTCGCCTTCAGCGTCGAGAGGAAGAACATCGATGGCTCGTGACGTGCTGACCGCCGAGCGCCTGGCCGCGCGCATGACCAGGGCGGGGGGCCTCGCGTGGCCACTACCCCCTGGCGCAGCCCTGGACGAGCCCACAGCCGTCCTCATGGCCCAGGCCGCCATATTCCACCTGACCGGAGAGGAAGGGCCTGTACGGGCTCCACAGCGCCGCGGAAAGCCATGCACCACCCACAACTTCGACCTGCTCAAGCCCGGCCAGTTCTACCGCATGGAAATGCCCGAGGAAGTGCATCTGCGCCGGCGGGCAGCGAACTCGCTCAAGGCGTCCGCCTCCCGCTTCGCCAAGCAGCACGGCTGGAAGATCCGAACCTACCGAGACCGGGAGGAGCCCAGCTTCTACCGCGTCGAGCGCGTCGAGTAGCCTAGTCGTTCCACCGCCGCTGCTCGTGAGTGTCGGCGATCTCCTCAAGGATCGCTGCACTCCGGTAGCGGCCAGTGTCAGGGTCATAGGACAGTTCAGCCACGGCACCGCGCCGCGCCCAGCGCGTGAATCTGGCTTTGCGCACCAGGATTTGCGTGGTGTGCTCTGGGCTGTAGACCACGATTCCCAGATCCGCCTTGTTGTTCCACATAGCCCCGCCGCTGATGTCGTACATGGTGGGGGCTTCCACCTTCATGCCAGGCTTGAGTGGGCGCATGTTAATCGGGTGTACTACCAGCCAGATATTGACCCCATGCCGCATAGCAAATGCCTTCAGCCGTTGAAGGGATCGGCCGATATACTCGGATTCGGTTAGGTTGCCACGCTCGTGGTCAAGCTCGTTCCAGGGGTCGATTTGCAGATCCGTGATGCCATCGCGAAGCACGGATATCCGCGCCATCTGCAGAACCCAGTCCAGGGTCGGCGACACATCTTCCGAGTCTGCGGAGAACAACTTTAACCGCGGCTTGAGCCAGGTGGCTGCCGTGCGGACCTCATGGTCAGTCATGCCTGGATGGCCGTTCCCTGGCCAGAACTTCTTGCCCGTCCACGTCTCGGCGAATTGCGCCACGAATTGCTCCCACGGCTGCATTTCGGGCGAGAATATCGCGAACTTCCGGTTGTGCTCGCTCATCAGGTGGATGGCGATGAACTTTAGCCACGAACTTTTGCCGTGCGTCGGCATGCCCGTGACAATTATCAGTTTGCCCTCGGCGGGGAACCGCAACTCCCTGTCGGTGGCGATCGCGCCAGTGGTCAATGTTGCCGGCGGTTGACCATGGCGCATGGCCAGCAACTTGTCCGCATCGATGCTGTGGATCCCTTCGATGGGGTAAGGCTCGGCAGCCTCGACGGCAGCCTGCACCCCGGCCTGCCCGTGCTTGCGGAGCGTGTCACAAGCGTCCTTGCAGTCCTCTGGCCATGACACCAGCCAGCACCGGTGGCGTCCCATGCGTCGAGCCAATTCCTCACGCAGCACCGCGCCCGGCCCATCCATGTCTCCCGCCAACACGAACTTGCGGACCTTCGACAACAGATCGGAATGCGTGCGCAGCGCGTCGAACCGCTTGTCATCCTCGCGTCGCGGATCGTCTTCCTCCCGGAGCTCGGCCGGCGCACCGTTGGCGAGCGTCACGGTCTGCGGATACCCGGATTCGTGCATGGCCATGCAGTCCGCCTCGCCTTCGACCCACCACACCACATCCGGCTCTGCCACCGCGTCGACGTTGAACAGCGAGGCAAGCGGGTTTTTCTCCTGAATGAACTGCTTGGTCGCGCTGCGGTATTTCCGGTTCACCAGCCGGCCGCCGACGAGATATGGGAACACAAGCGCCGCCTGGTCGCCATCGGATCCGGGAAACCAGTGCCGAGTCATGTAGCAGCCGAAAGCCTCGACGGTTTCCCGGCTGATCCCACGCTGGGCGAAGAAGGCGAACATCGTCTCTGGCACGGCGCGAGCCGTAGGTGCGTGCTCGGGGGGCGCGGAGGGAGGATCAACGCGCTGCGGTGCGCGTGGGGATCGCGTTCCGGTCGAAGTGCGGCGACCCTCGGTCCAGGCGCATTCGATGTTGCGGTGGCACTTGGCCACAAACCCCTCGCCGTCCGTGTCGATCGTCACAGACAGGCTCAGCTCCTTTGTGCGGCCGCCGCCGCATTTCGGGCAGCGCAGTTTCTCGCTGTGCCCCGCCCGCATCGACTTCAACCGGATACCCAGATCCGCCAGCAGCCCGGGTAGGTCGCTATCACCCGACATGGCAATTCTCCGGTAGGCGCATAATCCGGCCATGGCCCGCTTCGACCCATGCCTCGTGTTCGGGCGTCGACCAGCGCGGTTCCGGCAGGGCGCGAACAACCTCGGGGGCCCGGCCGAAATAGCGAGGGTCGCAGGTACGGACCGTGGCCGTCTGCTGGAGGGGAAGCTCCGCCTTCCACCGCCCCTGGTTGAGCCACGTGGTCGGCATCGGGATGTATTTCGGCTCATCTCGATTGAACGGGTAGCGCTTTACACCGCTCAGCAACTCCTCGGGGGTCGCTCCAGCCTTGATCGCTGCGGCGTAGGATTTGCGGGCAGCGTCCTTCGCGTCCTTCCTCGGATAGAAGGGCCACCACTCGTCGAAATCGATCTGTCCCCCGGAGGGGGATTTAGGGGGACTCTTTCTTTCTGCTTCTGCTTCTGCTTCTTGGACTATTAGGGTCCCTATATGGTGATTGCCATTTAACCTATTAGGTCCTCCAGAATGCGATGTGTTTTCAGTATCTTGGTCCCAACGCTTTTTCACGGATTTCCGACCTTTTTCCGAGGCAGCAGCGTCTCGCATCATGCGTCGAGATTGTATTCCTCCGGCGCGAGATCGCTCGAACACCCCCTGATTCTCCAACTCATCGAGTAGGGATTGGACCTCGGTTTCGGCGCCGCCGACCACCCGCGCCAACTGCCCGGCGGTGGGGATCTTGCCCCCTATCAGCACGTGACCGTACGGCTTGGCAAAGTGCGCGAGGCAGATCAGCCGCATCCACAAACCCTGCGCGGCAAGGCTGCATGACCTCAGTGCTGGGTCGTCACTCCAATCCTGGGGCCAGAACTTCATCCACCGGTGAGCGGTCATGCCGGCGGTTTCCATTGGACGGTGTTTGTCGCCTCTGCCCACAGGGCATTGGCATGCTCGACAAACCCTTTGGGCGGCGTCTCCCACCCCTCTCTGAAGCATGTCACCCCATCTGAGAATCGATGCCCTAGAGACGGCTTTAGCCAGCCCGTCACCGCGTCTTCTGCCTCGTGATCGGCATCTCCGTACCAGCCGATCGGGGCATAGCCATGCGCAGCGGGAGGTGGTGCGACTCCGACAAGAAGGATACGGGCGCTGACGACCCCGCCAGGCCGCGCCGCCTTCCACATTTTCTCGAATGTCTCATAGTCGAAGGCGTCAATAGGCTTGACCTCTACCAGGATCTTAAACTCCGGCAGGAGGAAGTCTGGCGACCATAAGCCCAAGTCGAAGGGCTCGTACTCGTGCTCCCAGCCCAGCGCATCGAAGAAGGCCGCCCACCGCGCTTCCAAGCGGCTGCGATACATGCGTCCGCGGTAGAGGGTCGGGATCGCTGCGATGGTGTATTTCATGCCACCGTTCCATCGAGCATGAGTGCGGTCAACTGTCGTAATTGTTGACCAGTGCCGGTGGATTCCTCCATGGCTTCGTAGTAGCCAGGACGGCTTTCCTGCAGCCAAACGATGAACGCGACAGCAAATTGGCGCCTCGCTTCGCACATCTGGTCATATCGTGAAGGGGGAACGGCCTTGCCATTACCGTCGGACGCAACTAGGTTGTCGTCGCTAGTCATCGCGAAACTCCACTTCGTTGATGAGCCTACTCCCCGAGGAGCCAACCTCGGTCAGTTACAGAGCAGCCGCCTTTCGCCGGGGCGGCTGTTTCTGCGTCTGGAACCTTACCGCCGTGACAGATGTGTGTCTAGCGCTCTCCGCATTGCCCGCCCACGCGGCCCCAGGTGCGCCTGCCGCAGCCCGCGCTCGAAGCTCATGGCCACCAGCCCAGCGCCCGGGAAGCGCACCCACAGCGCCCGTATCAGCGCCTCCATGGGCGGGCCGGTGATCGGGCGGAAGGACCCGTCCTCGGGCAGCCAGCGGACCAGGGCGACCTCGTTGGGTGTCAGGGAGCGGAGCTCGGCGGGGATGTCAGCGGCGAGCACCTATGCTGCCTTCCCCCACTGCAGGTCCGCCAGCCGGTGCCGACGATCGTGCTCGAGCAGAACCATGGCGTCCGCCACGTCGTCGCGCCTGTCCCCCGCCGGCAGCCAGCCCTTGCGGATCGCCCAGGCCAGCGCCTCGGCCTTGGTCGCCTTGGTCGCAGTCTTGCGGATGATCTTCCCGGCGCTGTCCCGCTGGTGGAAGCGGCCGCGGCCAAGGATGGCGGCGCGCGCCTGGGACTCGTTGTAGTCGACCGCCTGGATCCCATGGTTGCCGGCCACGACGTTGACCAGGAAGCTCAGCCCGAAGGAGGACCGCAGGCTGGTCTGCAGCACGGTCGCGTTGCCCTTCTCGTCCTTCTTCGCCACCGCCGTCGCCGGCACCCACACGATGCGGTCGGGCCGGTGCGCCGTCACCAGGTCGTCCAGCGTGTTGAATGCGGCCACGCCCAGCGCGTTCAGATCGGCGATGCCAGGGAGCGCCACCAGCCCGCACGCCGGAGCATGGTCGCGCAGCCCCGCACAAGCCCAGCCAAGCCGCCTGGCCGTCAGGTCGACAGCGAGGGTGCGGGCGCTCAGGCTGCGGCCTCAGCGGCCCTCTGGCGGCCTCCACGGGGCTTCGCGTCGGCCTGTTTGACCGGGGGCTCGCCGAACTCCACGCCGTATTCGACCCAGCCGTTTTGCCAGGACACGTACTCCGCATCGCCCGGCGTGTGCGGGTTCAGCGATGCCAGGCCGCCCGCCTTGCAGCAGTCGTAGCCGTGGCAGAACGCCCGCGCCTCCAGCATCGCCTGCTCAGCCAGCGCCGTGCTCGGCGCCACCTGCTCCGGCATGTCCATCAGCGCGCCCTGCGGCTGCTCGTCCGTGCCGGCCTTCCAAAGCTGGATGCGCTCGTAGCCCGCCATCTTCGCCAGCGACGCGTAGTGCGCCTCCCGCGTCTCGTCCGGCAGCTTCGCCATCTTGCGGATCTCGGCGACCGCCGAAGCCGGCTCGCCTGCGTCCGTCGCCCGCTTCAGCGCCGCGCGGATCTTCCCGACCGCCGTGTCCTTGATCCGCGTCTGCTCCGCGCAGATCGCCATGATCTCGTAGTACTCCTCGCGCTTCAGGCCGTTCGATTGGGCGTCAGGCATGCTGTTGATTCCTTGTGGGTTTGGATTGGCGTCTTTCGATCCGCACGGCATGATCGGCCGCCACGCGAGCGGCTTCGGTTGCCTTCATGGCTTCGAGCGTGACGCCCTCCAACCCTCGCTTTGCCGCCGCCTTCGCGATGGCCTCGAAGTGCGCCACAGGAATGCGGTTGCGGTTTTCCCAAGCGTTGACGGTCGTATACTTGGTTTCCCCTCCCAGGTCGTCGACCAGCATCTGCCTAGTGGGCCAGGCGCGGAGGAACCAAACGAAGCTTCGCAACTCTGTCATGTGCAAATGCTCGCACGATTTTCTACGGATATCAAGCATGCCTTGCGGGGCGCGTAATTCCGTGTATAATTTCGTGCAGAACCAGCCGACAGGAGAGAGAAATGGCCGCCGTCATCGCGTGCCGGCGCATCTACTTCCACATCCAGGCGCTGAAGCAGAAGGAACCGACCGCATGAGCGAGAAGCAGGACTGGAAATCTGGGGATTGGGCGGCGGTGCGGATCGTCCGTTTCCCTGCCAGCAACCCGCAATTGGTGGAGATCGAGCGGCCGGGCAAACCGACAGTGTTGATGTTCGTGGACAGCCTTCACCCGCTGCCGGCCATGGCGGCGGAGGATGTGGGGGTGATCGAGGCGGCTGAGGCTTGGGCAACGATATGGTTCCCAAACCCCAATTCCCACCTGATTGGCCTTGTGCCGGAGGTGGCTGACCTACTCGCCGCCGTCCGCGCCCGCGCCAAGACGAAGGAGCCCCCGCACCCGATCTGCGACCATCCCACGATCTATAACGCCGGGTTCTGCTGCGGCAACACGCCGTGCACGGCTACTGACGGCATGCCCCCCTACGGCATTGACCTCTCCAACGACGGCTCGGGGCCGGACGTGGAGACGGACGTGGAGAAACCGAAGTTCAAGATCGGCGATCACGTATGGGACGCATTCAAAATGGAAGGCGTCGTGGAAGAGATCGCAACCTCCGGAGAGCTTGGAGTCCGTTGGCTCAATGGTGGCATGTCTTGGCGCTCACAGCGTAATTTGGCAAACGTTCCGACATCCCCAGACGCACCAGACCCCACCAATTCCGCCCCGGCGCCGGACGTGGAGGCGCTGCGGGAGAAGGTGGTGGAGGCGGCACGGAAAATTCGGACCACGTATAAGTCCCCGTCCAGTGACTATGTGGACGAATGGCAGCCTCTGTTCATGGCCACCGACGCCCTGAACGCCGCCCTCACGCCGGCGCCCGTCGATCGCGTGGTGGAGCTGCGGGAGGCGGTTGGCCGGCTGATCCAATACGCCGAGCGCGTCGAGCACGAGAGCAAGGTTGTCGAGCATTACGACATGGCAGCGCATGCTCGGGACGCCATCACCCGCGCCGAAGCAGCCCTCTCCGCGTTGGGGGACCGGTGATGGCCAACGAAGTCGCCAAGACGCAGGAAGGGGCTGTCGCCGCGCCGGACTCCATGATGAACTTCATCGCCATGGCGCTGGAGAACCCTGCGATCGACGCGGGCAAGCTGAAGGCCCTACTCGACATGCAGCGCGAAGTGATCGGTGACCAAGCCAAGGTTGCCTTCAATCAGGCGCTGCACGAGGCCCAGGCTGAGATGCCGCGCGTGAAGAAGACCGGCATGGTCACCCTCGGCGACAAGAAGGGTGGATACGCCTTCGCGACATGGGCCGACATGGACACCGCGTTGCGTCCTCTGCTGGACAAATACGGCTTCACGCTGTCGTTCGACATGACCGCCAAGGAAGGCGGGGGCGCCGTTGTTACGGGCACCCTCACGCATGTGGCTGGGCACGGCAAGTCGGTCTCTCTGCCGCTTGCGCTGGACACTGGCCCCGGTCGCAACAACCTCCAGGCCATGGGCAGCACCCTCAGCTATGGCAAGCGCTACTGCGCGGAGATGCTGTTCAACATTGTCCGGGAAGGTGCCGATGATGACGGCAAGCTCGGCGGCACGAAGTTCATCACCGCCGACCAGGTCGCCGAACTCGACGCGCTGCTGAAGGAGGTCGGGCGCGAGGAGGGGCCGTTCCTGGACCGGCTGTTCTCCGGCGCCGTCCGGTCCTTTGAGGAGGTCGAAGTCGGGGGCGCCTTCATGGCAGCCAAGAGCACGCTCGAAGCCATCCGCGGCCAGCAGCAAAAGAAGGCAGCCACCTGATGCCCGTCATCGATTGGAAGCTTCAGCAGGGCAGCCTCGAATGGTACAAAGCGCGGGCCGGCATTCCCACGGCGTCTGAATTCGATTCGGTTTTGACCCCCAAGACCGAAAAGCTCTCCGAGAGCAGGCACAAATATGCGGCCCGCCTGATCTGCGAGCGGCTGCTGAAGTGGCAGGCCGACAGCCTCGACAAGATCCAGCACATCGCCGACGGCAAGGAGAACGAGCCCATTGCGGTCGCCCGGCTTGAACTCGTGCACGACATCGAGACGCTGCCGGTCGGGTTCATCCGCACCAACGATCTGCGGTTCGGCGCCAGTCCTGATCGGGTGTCCTCGGTCAGCGCCGATCTGCTGCGAGTCGGAATCGTGATCGAGGCGAAGTCCCCCACGATCCCGAAGCAGATGGAATACCTGCTGTTCGGCCACGACGCGGAATATCGCTGCCAGGTCGCCGGCCAGCTTCTGGTGGCCGAAGCCGACAAGGCGATCTTCCACTCCTACAACCCGCGCATGCCGGACTACACCGTCGAGACCGGCCGCGACGAGCCCTTCATCGCCAAGCTGAAGGACGCCCTGGAGCGCTTCTCGGACGAACTGGAGGCCCTGGAGGTCAAGGCGCGGTCCCTGGGGCTCTATCAGGCCTTTGAGGCCCTGGCGACGCCTCTGGACGCTGAGCGGGCCGATCTGCTGAGCGCTGCCGAGCTCGACGAGTTCCTGGATGGTGACGGGCAGCCGATGAGCTTCGGCGAGGCCCGGATGAGAGGAGGCTGAGATGCACCCCTTAGAAACCGCCGCCCGCCTAGCCGCCAGCGCCAAGGACGCGCCGGAGTTGAACCGCGATGACGTGCCGCCCAGCTTTGCGCGCGGCGTCGCCGAAGCGGCGGCGTGGATCGAGGCGCAGATCCGGATGGTGCCGGTGGAGGACGAGTTCCAGCGGGGCGTGCGGGCTGGGTTGGAGGCGGCGGCGAAGGCGTTCGACGGCTTCCGTTTCCACAAGGACACGATGGAACTCGTCAGATGCGGCCGCGCAAACGTGCTGATGATCGTGCCACGCGAGGCGAGGGCGCAGGTTCAAGCCGCCATCCGCACCCTCTCCCCCGACGCTGTGACCGATGGAGGTGGGGATGTCTGAGTTCATGTGCCAACGTTGCGAGGACAGCGGTTACATCACCGTCCGCAACACCTTCCCCATGTCCTATGTCGGACCCGGTTCTCCGCCTGATTACGCGACCGGGGTATGCGAGGCAAAATGCACGGCATGCCGGTTTCCATTTCGTCAGCATCAGGAAGATAAGGGAGACGAATAATGACCGAAAGCGCATGGCTTATCGAGGCGCCAGGGCAGTTCTATTTGCGCGCCGGGCAGGTCGGGCATTCATGGGAGTTCAAGTGGACCGACGACGCCAACCAAGCACTGCGGTTTGCCTCGCAGCAGCAGGCCGACGCTACCATGATGGCGGTCCGTCAATTGAGTCCAGCGCTCTTTGATTTCGCACGCACCTTGCGAGACGCGCATGCAATCGAACACGGCTTCCTCACCACCACTGCCGATGGAGGTGGGGATGGCCGGTGATCCGAGGTTGGGAATCATCAAGAGCTACTGCCGAGACCGAACGTTTGAGGTATTCTCGAACGATTGGTGGCTGGGCTTGCTCGGGGTGCTGGATGTCCATGCGTGGGTGGTCGCCGCCTCCCCACCGGCGCAGGGAGGAGTGGTGGTCAGGGTCGCGCTCAGCATGACGCCAGGCGGCCAATGGGACGCGGTGGGGTCAAGCGCGTTCAGCGACGAAGAGGCTTTGAGAGAACTGCGCAACTATATGCCTGATAGTGCCGTCGTCGTGGGATGGCTCAATGCTCCGGTAGTGCCGCCGGGACCAATCGAGATCCCCGCCAGCGTGTCGGCGGGAGAGGGAACATGACGGACCATTTCCGCATCTCTGGTCCGGCGGTGATCAGCTTCAGCGGTGGACGGACGAGCGCCTACATGCTGCACCGCGCCCTCAAGAGCACGATCGCAGCGCCCGGTGATCTTGGCTTCGGTCCGCGCGCGGTAATGGCATGCCATGAATCTGACGACGCTCATTGTATCGGATGGCTGGTCAACCAACTCGGCCCCGGCAACAACATCGGTCTGCGCATACTGATGATGTCCTGCGAGAACGCCAGGGCGATCAAGCTCCGCGGCGAACAGCACGAGACATTCGAGGATACGTTGCCATGACCAAAGCCTGCGAGCCGGCGGACACGGCGATGGATGGGTGCGGGCCACCCCAACATCTGCGCGGCGCGGACACCATGCACTACGTGCAATGCCGCAATCGCGATCCGGAAATTTCTCGCTGGATACCGGACTACGCCGACACGCCCGAGGGCGGCTTCTGGTGGCATGGGCGTCGAGATGTGTCGCCTCGCATGATGGCCGATTGGGGTTATCGCTACATCTGCGCAGTCCCCTCCCCGGCCGAACTGGCTGCCCTGGTGCGGGCGGCTCGGGCGGCAAAGCAATGGCAAGAACGCCGTGTATCTGGCCAAGTCGCTACGTTCCACTCAACGATCGACGATCTCGTATTGGCCGATCTCAACACCGCCCTCCAGCCCTTCGAAGGAGTTGCCGATGTCTGATCGTAGCGCACTGCTGGCGTTGGCTGCGCGGGCGGAAGCGGGTGGGGATGCGGCGCTTTCCAGGGATGTTTGGATCATGCTGGGGTGGCGTGAAAAGAAGGCACACAACGGCTGGATTCCGCCGGAAAGACCGCAACAAGTCCGAGACTTGGTATGGGGCCCCCGCCCCAATCTTCAAACCTCGCTCGACGCGCAGGCGGAGTTGCCGGGGCGGATCAGGTCCGTGATGAACTGCGCGCCAGCTTCACCTGGGTCATGGATTGCATGGGCTGCTACTAGCGCGAACGCGGAAGGACTTCCCGCGTCTGCCCCGACCGAATCGCTGGCAAGGCTCGGGGCACTTCTCCGCGCCCTGGCCGCAGCCAAGGAGGACGGGGATGGAGAGTGACGGAATTCCAGTGCATCCGGTGCAGACCGGCTTTCGAGGCGGCCAAGCGCCTCAGTCGGTCACGCTACGGGCGTATGAGGTCTACAGCGAGATATACAGCCCGCAGCCGGCCATGATTGAGGACGGCTGCCGGGGCGGCTTCAGCACTGGAGAACTGGTCGCGTTCCTCTACGCGAGGTCGTTCCCCAAGGCTGAATGGCGCAGGCGATTTGATGAGGCCGTGCGCGGAATGAAAGGATTTGGCCGCCATGCCTGACCCCACCCTCTCCAGCGCATCGGAACGCAGCCGACAGGACGATCCATCAGTCTGGTCGTACGAAGAAGCGCTGGAACATGCGCGTAGGGCCATCTACGACGACGGCCGCGGCATGATCGGAGCAAACCGGAACTACCTCGCCTATCGCGTGGCTAGGGCGTTGCAGGAGGCTCAGCGCGCTTCCCTACGAGCGAGGGCGCAGGGATGAGCGGGGATCAGGGGCCGCGTCGGCCGCAGACCATGGAATACTCAATGGCAACCATGGCGTTGGTCGCTGGTCTGGCCATGTCCGGCGCCCCCATGGGCCGCCGCTTGAAGCAAGCCCGCCTACGCAGGAAGGCCAAGACGCCAGCGCAGATCGCCCGCAAGGCCAAGCAGGTCGCCCAGCGCAAGGCCCGTAAGATCACGAGGCAGAACCCATGACCGCCCGCCGCGCAGCACTTCGCCGGCTGCTGGAGGATTGGGAGGCGGGCATCGCTACGATTGTGTTTGAAAGCGAGATCGCGGAGGCGTCTGAATTGGTGCTGGCCGGGATCGTCAAATCTACCGGCGTTCGCACGATGCGGTTAACAGATGCCGGCCTCGCGCTCGCGCGGCGGGACGAGGGAGGGGCGGGATGACCTGGGCCAAGATCAACATCAACGACAAGATGCGATTCCAACTGACAGAGCGCGGCAAGAAAATCTGGCTGGATTACTGGCGTCCATATACCGGAGGCGAGGAACCGACCTTGCCGCAAGAAACTGACGGCTGGTGCTCGGGACAGATGTGGTCGGTGATGTCCGTGTTCGGCCCGCACTTTTCCTGCGGCGCGGATATCCCGATCAAGACGGAGATTCTGGTCGAAGTCCCCACCCCCTCGGCCGACGCCGATGGGTGAGCGGGAGGTGGGGCTAGGGACGACTGTGCGGCAGATATCTCACCCGCACGACGTTGGCTTCGTGGAATGCATAAGCCGATGCGGCGAGATCGCCATCGTGAAGTTGGACGGCCGGCATATCAGCACGCCATACCCGATATCTGACCTGGAATCCTGGAACCGCCGCGCTGGCACCCATGAGTAACCCCAACCCGTTGCGCGTGGTGGTGTGTGGAGGGGCGGATGGGTGAGCGTCGCTTCCGCATCTCGTGGATACCGCTTCGTGAGGCGAACCGCTTTATCGGGCTGCACCATCGCCATCACGTGCCGAGCCAAGGCGGAATCGTCGCCCTGGGGTGCTGGGAAGGACAGCGCTTGGTTGGCGTCGGCGTGATCGGGCGCCCGGTGTCGCGGAAGCTCCAGGAACAAGGGCATTGCGAGATCGTGCGCAGCTGCGTGCTGGATGACATTCTTCCGTCCGGGCAGCATGCGGCTTGCGCGGCGTCCGGGCTGTTAGGGCGTCTGCGCCGCCTGGCTGGCTCTCTCGGGTTCGTCCACGTCGTCACTTACACGCTTCCAGAAGAAAGCGGCGCAAGCCTGACGGCATCGGGTTGGAAGCAAGACGACGCGCTGTTCGGCGGCGGAGATTGGAGCGTGTCGTCCAGACCTCGCGCAGAATCCCGTCACCCAACAGCGCCTAAGCGCCGGTGGTGGCGCGAAACAGGCGCGCAACCGGAGTTGAAGATAGATGCCTGATTCTAAGGAAGATGACGGCGAATGCCCGAACTGCGGCGGAGAAGGTCTCGTGTGGGGGTGCTTCGAGGATAGCTGTTCCTGCACCGATGACGACGGGCTTGGATGCTCGCCAGCTCGATGCGATTGGTGCCAGCCGCCCCACCCCACCGCCTCCGGGGTGACGGGGAGGGAGGAGTAGGATGAGCGGCGCCTACTATCTTCCGCGCCCCAATGCTGGCAGCACGACCGCCGTTGCCATCGACACCGCCGCCGTAATCCCAAGCCATACCACCTGAAGGACATACAGAGGCTCGTAGATCGTGACGATGTCCAGCACGTGCGACCCGGCGCAGCACAGGATGAACGCCACGAACAGCCATGTGCCGGCGCGACTGCTACCGCCACGCCAGAGCCCGAACGCCAGTTGCAGCGGGATCAGCACATAGGCCACCGCGATTACGCCGTTTGCGATGACGGTAGGGGTGACGAGATTGGCTTGCCACAACAGGCAGAAACCATGGGGCGTCAGGCCAGACGGCGTGAACAAAGCCTCTAGCATCGGTCGTCATCCCGGAGTTCGACGTTATAGGCGCCCATGACCAAGCCGAGACCGTCGCCCGTGATGGTGATCCAGCGCAACTCGCGGGTATCGGTGATGGACCTCCGGGGGCGCAGGCAATATCGGGTGACCTTGACCACGTTTTGGCCAGGCCGCACCTCATCCAGCCGCCGGCCTGCCCGCGCCCCTGAGTCAGTCGGGATCGCCTCGTAGAACGCCGAGGACTGGACGTAGGGCACGTATGGCGTCGGCAGGAAGACGCGCTCCACCGTGGTCACGTAGCCCGTGCCACCGATCGCCAGCGCCGAGCCCGCGAACATGGCGATCCGGCGCACCAGCGGGCTCAAAAAAGGGGGCTTGGCGGTCGCTACGGAGGGCATGGGGAAGGGTAGGGCGGCGCCGACATGCTAGACGAACAACCCTTGCGCCTGCCAGTACATGGACAGGAACCCCTCCAGCGCCTCCGCATCCGGTTCCGCGGCAGCCGAACCCCGCACCCACTCCTTTTGGTAGGCGCGGGCCAGGTCGGTTGGGGTGCGGATGGTCATCGTCACCACCAGATGCGTCGTGCCGCCAACGAACAGCCCGCGCGACTGCACGCGGTTGCAGAGGAACGCGAGGCAGTCACCAGCGTCCGCGAACGCCACGAACCGCCGCGTCTTCCCCGTGCCGTTCTCCGGCAGCACGACGGTCCCGGCGAACAGGTGTGTCAGTTCAGGCGGCCAGCGCGAGCCATCGGCCTGCACCCCGGCATAGTTGTTGTTGACGCCGGAGCGCCCGTTGCTGCTCTCGTTCCTGAAGATGATGTAGGCGGTGCGCTGAACCTCTGCCAGAGCGTCCACCGCCCGCAGCGCGTCGATCGCGTCGGGCATGGCGACGGTGGTGCGGGCAAACAGTACCTCCGGCAATTCAGGGTAGGCGTTCGGAACGGCCGACACCGCAGCGGGCGCCGGCCGGGCTATTCCCCCGAGGCTGGCGTCGCCTCCTGGAGTTTGGCGTGGGCGGCATCGAGCGCGGTGTCGATGGCGGCCGTCTGCTCGGGGGTGGCGCCGCCTTTGAGCGCCGCAATCTCGGTGCTGGCGAGGGTGATCAGTTGCGGGGCCTCCTGAAGGGCGAGCATCAGGAGTTGGAGGGTGATGGGGTCCATGGGTTGGGTCCTACGACGGAATGTATGAGGGGCTGGCAGGAAGCCGGGATTCGATCGCTTCAAGCCGATCAAGAATCTGCTTCAGCAGCACGTCTTTGGCTGGATCGACGCAATCACGCTGACCGGTTTTACGGTCGAACTCCTGTGCCTTTCGGTACCAATCCACGAACGGCCGCAAATCCTGTGCCGGCCACTGTGGCACAGGGCCGAGCCGCATAGCGTAGTCGGATACAACGCTACTCGCGCACATTGCGGCCTCCTACTTCTTCACCGGGATCAGCGTCACCAGCCGCGCCACCAGCGCCGACGCATCGGCAGCCGAGAGCTTGCCATCGGACATGGATTTCACGCCGTCGTAGGCGACCTGGTCGGCCGTCTTGATCTGCGCCGACACCGACGCGTCGCTGCACAGGCGCCCCGTAGGCTGCGGGCACAGCGGCAGTTGCACATAGATGGTCGCCGCCGTCTCGGCAGCCGTCAGGGCAACCTTGGTGGCGTTGACGGCGGTGGGGTCGGCACCGCACGCAGCGAGCAGCAGCGCGCCGGCGAGGAGGAGGGGTTTCATGGGGTGGGTCCTTGGGTTGTGGAGGTCGGCAAGATCGAGGCGATCGGCGCCTTGGTCACATAGCGCATGACATACGACCCGGCCCATGCCCCGACGAGCCCGGCGATGCCCGCCACGAGGTTGATCGTGTCGGGGGTCAGGCAGTTCGCCGCCACGACAGTCACCGAGCATGCGAGCCCGTACTTTGTGGCCAGCAGCCCGATCAGGCCAGCGAGCGCGGTGCCCCACGGCGTCTTGCTGTAGGCGAGAGGTTTCCCGATCAGTTGCTCGGCCAGAGCAGGATCGACCGCCTTCAGGCCCGTGATGAGGCTCTGAGCGTCCTGGGCGACTGCGATGGCTGCGGTGGCGGCAGGTGTCGTCAGGTTGGCTGGGGTGTCGGTCATGGCGGCTCCTACGGGCTCACAGAAGGGCGCACAGGGCAGGGGCGCCATACCAGGCCGCTACCCACCCGACTGCCGCCAGAGCCAGCCCTACGAGGCTCCAGCGGTTCGGACGCCACATCAGCGGCGGCTCATCCAGGCCGATACCATCGCGCTCCGCGAAGCCAGCCATCTCCTCCGCGGCGTAGACTGGAATCGGCTCGGCCATTTCGTGCCTCACTTTCCAAGCAGCCTGATGACTGTCCACTTGAGCGCGTCTGGCACGAAAGGTGCAAGCACAGACCACGCCGTGATGCCCAGGATCGCCAGCACGCTCGCCCATTTGGTCGCGCCGGCGTGCCAGGCCGAGAACTCCTGCACCGGGCTCTTGAGGCTTTCCACGGTCCGGCGCAGTTCGGACAGCCCCGTCTCCAGGCGCTCGCGTTGCATATCCGATGCGTCCGCTCGCGCGCTGAGACGACGATCCATGTTTTCGAGGGTGTCCCGGAGGTCCCGCACGTCCTCGTCCCGCTGCTTGGCGCTCACTATCAGCGCCTCCATGGAGCCTACCAGCCGACCGACGTCCTGCCGGAGCGCCCCAAGCTGGGCGAGAGTTTCTCTGGCCTCGCTCATGATAGCGTCCTCACGATGAAGTTACTCGTCAATTATTCTGAGCGCCTTGAGTAACGCTCCATGACCCAGGCCGGGGACGCTCCAACGAATCCGCTCAGCCGCCTCAAGGCTTCAGGCACGTCACGGTCCGCACTGCCAGTACATCGTGGCCCCCGCCATATCGGCTGAGAACGCCGCCACCAGCGTTGTCGTGCTGGTCGATGTGACCGCCGCCGTGATGGCCGAACTGCTGATGTTGATCGTGCAGAACGGCGCATAGGACAGCGTCGCCGGGAAGGTCACGGTGCAGCCTGTCGCCACGGTCGGAATGACGACGCTGCCGCGCTGCCAGGAGGCGTTGGTGGCCACGGTGGGCGAGCCCGATCCGCAAGATGTGACGGTAGGCGCCCGCGTCGTCGGGATTTTGTCCCAGGCGTTCACCCCCTGCATCAGCAGGCCGGCGCTGGTCGAGCTATCCGTGAGCGAGGCGGCCCCGACTGTCGAAACGCTGCCATTGCCAGAGACATTGTGCCGCCCGGCAGAGCCCGCAATGTTCATGGCGAAGGAGCACGTCTTGAGCGTGTTGCCCGTGATATCGGCGATGTAGCTGGCCGCGCCGGTCGAGTTGATGCCGTAGATGGTGCTGGTCGTCGTGCGGTTGCAGGCGATGGTATTGCCGGAGATCGTCGCGAGCCCGGCCCCACCAGCCCCGACATTTACCCCGGTATAGGTGCCGACCGTGGACGACTTGCCGTAGTTCAGGATTTCGTTGCCGGTCACCGTCAGCGTGGTAATGCCGGTTCCTGTGATCGACACCACCGAACCCAGCGCGAAGCTGACCTTGGTGCCCGTGATCAGCAAGGACGAGGTGGCGGCCTGGGTGGCGAGATTGAAGACCGCCCTGGTGAGGGACGTATCGAAATTGTTCGTGCTGTAGATCTCGCCGCCGGTCCATGCCGTGGTGACGATGGAGGCCGTCGATCCTTCGACAGACAGCGGGGTCAACGTCTGATCGAAATTCACTCCGGTGATCGTCGAGACATTGATGGTCCCGCTGAGCACGCGAAGGCCATAGGCCATTCCGTTGACGCCCATGCCGACCAGCGTAATGCCGTCCATCGTGGTCTTCGTGCCGGCCGCGATGTCGATGTGGATGAACTCGCCCGATGTCGCTGTATAGCGCGCCAAGTTCGCCGGCCCCGCTACAGCGCCGCCGTCGAACCCGCCCGGGCCAAAGTAGTTGCGCGGCCCGACCATGAAAAAGTCGGCCTGCCCGTTGGCGAAGCTGAAGCACTTGTCCACGCAATAAGCATCGATGTTGTCGAAAAAGACGCGGCCCCAGCCGTTGCCGGCCCCCGTCAGGACGTTCCAGCCATTCCAGGCATTGGCAATCCTGAAGTTCTGGAAGCTGTCGTTGACGAATTGCGCGCTCTCGAACAGGGCCGGAAAGGTGATCGGCGTGACGGTGCTGTTATCCTGCTCGGGATAGTAGACATTCAGCCCGTCCCAACTCACGCCTGACATGCCGTTGAAGGTGGCCGAGGTCTTGTTGGAGATCACCAACCATGAGCCATTGCCGACGAAGGGGTAGTTGAAGCCAGTTTTGCCGGTGCCCTCGATGGCGATGCTGTTCAGGGCAATCGCCGTCGTGGCGCTCGCCAGCCAATAGCCGCCGGCCGGGAAGATCAACTTCTTGCCCGCAGCCCCCGTCACCGCTGCCGTGATCGCTGCCGTGTCGTCCGTCCCGTAGAGGAAGCGCCCGGCCGCCTGATACCCTACCGTGGTGAAAGTCGCGCCCGTGCCACCGCCGCCCGTCGTGGCGGAACCCGAAGGCGGAACAACGGTGCACACGCCCGCCGTCACCATCGACAGCACGGCTGTGACCACGTTGCCCGCCACAGTCACGCTGATCTGCGGCTGTGTCGTGCACGTGCCTCCGGTGATGGTGAGGGTCTGCGTGCCGTTGGTGTAGCCAGATCCAGCCGCCAACACGGTGGGGCAAGATGCCGGCGAACAGTAGATGCCGGACTGCGGCGTCGCTACCGAAGCCGCCTGCGACAGGGTCACGCTGGTGGCGCTGATATAGGCGGAGATGGTGCCGAACTGCGGGATATTCGCCGCACCGGAGCCTTGCAGGTAGTAGGATTTCCCAACGTCCGCCGCGGTGAATGAGGCTGCGGCGCAGGTGAGCGTCGTGCCGGCGGCGGATATCGAGCAGGACGAAACGCCGGTTGTGTCGCCTTTTGCCAAATATGGATAGGCTTTGACGTTGATCGTGCCGGCAGCATTGAATGCCGGAGGATTGCCCTCCACTACGAGGCCGCCGCCTAAATAGGTGCTGCTCCATGCCGGTGACGCTAGGAATATCAGCGCCGCGACGAGCCAGCCTAAACGGTTGCGCATCACCGGAATCCCACACCCGCGTTCAGTGGCAGTGTTTCCGTGAGTGTCACGAAGCTATCTCCTGTCGCGCCGGAATTGGCCCGGTTGTAGGTGAAAGAGCAGGTGAATCCCCCACCCATTGTTCCGATATTGGTGATGAAGGGTTCGATCACGAGCCGATCTCCTTTCACGAACGCAGTGCTCGTCGGCGCTCCCGTGTAGTTCTGCGCCACCGCCCCTGTGGTCATTTCGGTTCCCTTATCCAGCGTGGCGAACAGGGTCTTGGTCCCGTCGGCCTGAAGCCTGGACAGCTTGACTCGAAGCCCAGCGTTGGCGCTTGCAGAGCTTTCCGCAGTCCAGATGTTGATCGTGACGGTACCGGCGATTGTGATAGCCCCCGTGAAGGGGCGAGAGGCGAAGGAAATCGTCGCGCCGCCGGCGGTCGTGGTCCACTGGATATCTGTGCCGCTGCCGGCGGTGTTCACCGTGGCGGTGAGGATCGAGCCAGCTACCTTGTAGCGCCCGGCGAGATTGTATCCAGTGAAGCCGGCCCCGGTGTCCTGAAGGAACAGCGTCGTTTGCGCGGCCGCGGGGCCGCAGAACCCAAAGAGAAGCCCGGCAACCAGCAAGAGCACGGCGCGGATCATGCTCAGTTGACCTTCGCGCTCAACGCCAGTTCGAGCACCGTTCCTGACACCGCCGTGATCTTCAGCCACACCCATTGCCCTGAAGCTGGCGAGGCGGCGTTGAAGGATGTCGTAGCCTGCGCGGTCGTCGTGCCGGTCGTCGTGGTGCCGCCAGTGACAACCTCCGTGCCTGCGGCCGAGCGATCAGCGTTGAACCTGATGGTCCAGGTGACGGAAGGCGATGAGCTTCCGCGCAGCACCGCGTCGAGTTCGGTGAAGGTCGTGGTCGCCGCGGTGTAGAACAGGGTGTACTCGTCGTTGACCGCAGGGTTCTGGACGCTGATGCCTTTCGGCACCGGTTGCGCCCAGGTTGCATCGCCCCGCCACACGGTGGCCTGCGAAGCGCTCGTGCCGCTGTTCAGGTTCCCAACGGGAAGGTTGCCGGTGACGTCAGCGGTGAGAGAAACCGCCGCGAAGGTCGGATCGCCCGCCGCCGCGCCGTGCAGCACCGTCGTTGACGTGCCAAGGCTGCCCATGGGCACTGGCGTGGCGGCTGCCCCGCGCCCAAGCATCAAGGCGTGATTGGTCATCAGCACAGACGAGGCAAGAGTGCCCGTGGCCGTGTAGCCGGGAATGCCTCCGCTCGTGCCAGCGGTCAGGCCGGTGCCTCCCACAGCCACGCCAAGGGTGGAGCAGCCCGCAGCAACCCCGGCGGCGCCTGTGCCGCAATACGGCACCGTGGAGGCCACCGACGGGAGCGCGGTCTGCACCCCGGCCGTGCTGGCGAGGGTGGTAACTCCTGTCGGAAACGTGGGTGTGCTGTCCGCTGTGATCGTGAGCGCCAGCTTGCCGGGGCCGACGAGCGTGACAGCGCCGCCGAGGAATGTCGTAGCAGTCGCACCCCCGACAAGGAGCGCCGCTGCGGCTAGCCAGCCGATACGGCGCATCACCGACGCACCCCATTGATGGCCTTGGCGAAGAGGTGGACCATGCTCTGCTGAAACTCGTTATCCGGGTAATCGGAACGATTGTGCACGCCGTCCCAAGAAGCTGCCGTGACGCACATCCGAACCGGTGCTGCATAGGTTCCATTGTCGATTTGCGTATTGGAGGCCGTGTCGGCAACGGAGTCCGCGAGGCCGGCAGCGCCGCCAAGTCCCGTTGTGGAGTTCCAACCTGTCCGAATCCAGTCGTTGAAACCCTGGTTAACCGTAGCCCTTCCGTCGTTCTGCCACCCGCAAAGGGTCGTCCTCGTGGCCATCACAATCCTAACATTTGAACC